TAAGAAAATGAAAAAGATTTTGAACGGACCCACGATATGGCGAGCTAAATGCCCATACTGTGATTGTGAATTTGAATATGACTACTCAGAAGTAGATTCATCCACTTTTGCTGATTGCAAATTAGTTAAGTGCCCAGGTTGTAATAGGCATCTTCATCATAAAGAAAATCCAAAATCACCTACAGAAGTGAAGAAAGAGGATACTATGACAACATAAATAATAAAATATTATAAACAATAAAATATTATAAACTATGGCAACTGAAGAACAAATAATGAATACAAATAGGCTATCATCTTTAACCTATATGATATCTGCCTGCTTAGAGTTCTCTATTCAAAACCTCAATCGTCAATTAGACTTATGTAATTTGAGATTAGTCGGTAGAGATAAAATGGTATTCAATCGAGTTAGGTCTCAGATAGAGCAACTTCAATCAAATCTCAAATTATTAGAAGATTTGGCATTTGGTGTAATGAAGGATGAAGATGCAAGGTTAGCTTATGAAGATGCTACTCATATTTATTGGGCTCTGTTTATGACTCTAGTAGATAGAGGAGGAACAGATAACCTATGTGACTTAAGATTCAAGGCTTTAATTGATATAATTGGTAAGTATGAATCTATTCTTCACTTGCCTGGTTTAGATACTGCGTATCATTGTGCATTTGCTCAGGTATCTAAAGCAATTCAAGAAGGTAAATATTCAAAAGAAGATTTTAAGAATTTATTGAAAGTACATGAAAACGGAACTGAAGAAACTAAAGGTTAAATTCGAAGGTAATATCATAACCATAGATATTGCTAAGGAATTATCCATTAATGAAAATATCATTAATTCTCAGTTAAGGGAATCTCCCACTAGTTATTATATACTTTGCTCATTAAGAGATAAGTATATTAAAGAAAGGGATGCTCTAGCAAGAGAAAAGGATGAAGCTTATTCTGCTGCTTGGATATTTATTAAAGAATCCAATGAAAGGTTCAATAATGATTACGTTGCTCATAAGGCTAACATATCTCCAAAGTATAAATCAATATATCAACGGTATTTAAAAGCAGTAGAAAAGGCTAACAAGTATATTTCAATATGTAGAGCTTACGAGTCTAGAGAGAATATCTTGAGGACTATTAATGCCAACATGAGGAAGCAACAATAATAACTATAAGTAATTACTAACTTTTAAAAACAAATTAAGAATATGAATTATTCACTATCTTTCATTTCTGCTATGGTAGCAGCTCAGTTTGACAAACAATTACCAGGATGTCCAACTGAAAACAGGGTTCTTATCTTATCACCAAAAGAAGTAAACCAAACTCGGTACGGGCTTATTATTCCGGAACAGGTAAAAGAGGGAGTTCCTCGTAAGGGAGTTATAGTTAAACTCGGTGAGATTACCGAAGAGTATAGAACTTACCGGGATTTGGTGCAAATAGGTAGAATAGTTACCTATGGTTTGTATGCCGGTAAGGAACTGGAATTTGAAACAGACAAGCTTACCCCAGGCTTACAACAACTTTTGGAAAAGAACACTTTAACGGTGTTGAGTATGAATGAGATAATTTACTCAGAACCAAATAATAACGATTAATATGGCACTTGACAAAAAGAAAAAGAAGAAAGTTTCATCAGATGGACTTTCTACAAAGGAAAAGATGCTAGCTAGAAAGAAACAGTTAGAATCTAAGGGAAACGGAAATGGTTTGGTATTCCCTAAAGAAGGTACTTTACGTATGAGAATCAAATCTCCGGGAGATGACCAGGAATTGGGAATCGAAATTGTTCAGTTCTATCTTGGAGGTAATTTGGGGGGAGTAATATCTCCGGCTACTTTTGATGAACCATGTCCTTTCATGGAAAAATACCAGGAATTGAAAAACTCAAAGGATGAGGATGACAAAGAACTTGCAAAAACCCTTGTACCAAGAAGAAGATATGTTATCGGTGGTCCGGTATATGCAGATGAAAAGGGAACTAAATTCGATTACGAAGGTAAAGATAAGGGAGTTCTAGTTCCACGCTCTGTTTATCAAGATATTATCGACTTATACCTTGATGAGGATGAAGCTGGTGATATGACAGACCCAAGAAATGGGTATGATATCAAAATTATTCGTTCTGGTTCTGGTAAGCTTGATACAACTTATTCTGCTCGTGCTTGTAAACCAACTAAATTGGATAAGAAATATCAAGGTACTGTAGACCTTGAAGGTATAGTTCGTTCTCAAATCAAATCATATGATGAACTGGAAGAACTTCTTGCTAAGTTCTTGAATGAAGACCATGGAGGAGACGATGACGAGGATGACAAACCAAAGAAAAAGACAAAAAAGAAAGGGATTCACAGAGACCATTATATGGAGGATGATGAACCCAAAAAGAAAAAGAAGAAACGTTACAAATCAGATATTTAAAGGTTAGTTAAACCTATGGTTTCATTCGAAGGTGGTAATTAGATTCGTTCAGTTATCACCTTCTTTAGTATAAATACATTACATTATGGTATCAAAAGAATATTGGGCAAACTTATCAGATGAAGATAAGTCAAAGATTATAAGAAGATTTTGTGAAATCAATGATATTGGGCCAGACTTTGATTATGCAAAGGTGAGGGATTTTTCTGAAAGGGTTAAACAGAAATATAAAGAATCTGGAATATACAGAAATAATCAATTTTGGGAACATCCTGTTTTAATATTGGAATTGGTAGACCCTCTTATGGCAGAAATGATATTATCATGGATGTATGCCAAAGTAGAATTACCCAATGGAGAGAGGTCTGAAGTACCCTTCATGGGATATCACATAGTAGAACTTGTATTCGACAAAGGTAGTCTCATGAAGTTTACCGATGAAGAGAAAAACGTATTGAATCATGCAATGAATATTTTAAAATCAAGAGGAATTTAATATGGCAAAGAAAACTAAGGTTGGTTTAAAGGTACCAACAAAAAATGAGATATTAAAGAAATATGGTAGTATCATGAGATTGGCTTCAGATACAGTAGAATCAAACTTATGGTTACCCTCTACTTTCTTTGCTCTCAACTATACATTTGGTGGTGGTATACCATTTGGTAAAGTACTCGAAGTAGCTGGAGAAGAATCTTCTGGTAAATCCCTTATTGCATATAATTTTGCATATACCTGTCAACAACTTGGTGGTCATGTAATTTGGGTAGATGCTGAACAATCTTGGATGAACTCCTGGGCTGAAGCAAATGGTGTAGACCCAGAAAAGGTTACAGTATTAACCGATACTCGTATAGAGTATATTTCCGATGCAGTAGCAGATTTAGCAATCTACTTACGTTCTCAGTTAACTAAGAATGAACCAATACTCTTAGTAATTGATTCTATTGCTGCTATGGATTGTGCAGATAACATAGATTCTAAAATGGTAGAGGGTAAAGCAGAAATGGGAGGTAGAGCAAAAGCTCTTTATAAATACTTCCGTATCAGGAGTGAGTTATTCTACAAACTGGGAGTTACACAAATTTATATTAACCAATTAAGAACTGCTTTAAATGTCGGATTCGGAAAAGATAATACAACTACTACAGGAGGTGCAGCACTCAAATTCTATGCTTCAATCAGAGCTGCTTTCTATTCAGGAAAATCTATCACAGTTAAGCAAAACGGTAAAGAAAGAAAAGCTGGAAAGCTTGTCACAATTAGACTTATTAAAAATAAGGTTGCTCCTCCAAGACCTACAATCAGCAAATGTCCGGTTTACTTCAATCCTAAGTTCCATGAAGTAGGTTTTGATAGATGCTATGCTCTTGAGGATGTATTGGTAGAAAATGATATCATAGAAAAATCTTCAGGTGGAGTATATAAGTTCAAAGGAAAAACTCTTGCAAGAGGTGAAGAGAAATTCCAAAAGCTTTTGGAAGAGGATGATGAACTTCGTCGTAAACTATTAAAGAAGGCTGAGATAAATACTATCGGTACAACTAGAAAGAAGATAGTAGCATTGACTACTAATTTATATCCAGTAGATGGAGTAGAATACGAATCCTATAATGAATCAGAAGATGAAGAGGAGGAAGACGATGAGTAAGAAAACACAATTTACAGGGTCCAAGAATAAGATTAGGAGTCTATCTTGGACTTCTCCTATATATCAACATGGGAAAGGTAAGTATCAAAATAAAATCCTAGAAGATAATATACCCGGATATCCAGGTTACCATATATCCAGAAGAGGAAAGGTATATTCAAGATGGGACATAAATGGAAAGGGTATTCTATGTAAAAGGTACCATATAAAACAACCCCATTTAAATAAAAATGGTAGGTATATAGTTGGTTTATCACAACCCGGTATAGGAACTACAAAGTGGTTATTACATAGATTAGTAGCTTTAGTATATTTGCCCAATCCAGAAGGTTTACCATATGTATGTCATAAGGATAACGTACCAACAAATAATTTAGTTAAGAACCTTTATTGGGGTACACAAAAAGATAATATGTCTCAAGCTTCTAGGGATGGGAGGATGGTAAACAAATTAAAAGGTAAATGTATCAAAGGTACAGAGATTCAAAGGTCCTATATACCCAAGTTGATAGGTATGGGGTTTACTAGAAAAGAGATATCAGAGATAACCGGGCTGGGACATCAACTAATATCAGATTATTATATTAAATATAAAAATAAATATGAAAAATAAAAAATTAATACTATTAGTTGACGGTGAGAATATTTTACACCAAAGTTTTCACAAATTTGAAAAACTTAAATCTACAGATGGAAAACCAAGTGGAGCAATATTCGGATTTTTTAGGTCATTACATGGGTTCCTACATAGGTGGGACCCAGATGAAGTTATTATAACCTTTGATAATGGACACTCTCCTTATAGAGATGCTTTGTTACCAGATTATAAGGGACATAGGAAAAATATTTCAGTAGATTATGAATCTCTTCAATCTCAAAAACGTATTATTATGGGTATGCTTAAGCTCCTAAGAATTAAATATGTTTTTGATAAGCATAATTCTACTAAATATGAAGGAGATGATTTCTTAGCATACCTAGTTTTAAATAAAAAACCCACTGAGAAGGTAATCATAATATCATCCGATAAGGACTTTAATCAACTTATCGGTAAAGACGTAAAAATAAACAATCCAAGAAAAGATGAGATGATTCATCATGGTAATTGTAAGGAACTATTCGGATACTCCCCTGAAGAAACAGTAGATTACCTTTCAATGGTGGGAGATACTTCGGATGATATTAAAGGTATACCAGGTATTGGTCCTGTAAAAGCTAGGAAAATATTGGACGAATATGGTACTTTGGATAAATTTCTAGAGCATCATCATCAAACTTCTCATGTAGAGATTGCAGAAAGGAATAAGAAGCTTATAGATTTAAGATTATTTCAAAAAGAAGTACCATTATCCAAGTTACCTATGAAAAAGTTTGCTAATAAGGAGATAAAATACAAGAAATTCAAAGAAGTCTGTATCGAATACTCTTTAGCATCCTTTATGACAAATGAATTTATGGAACCATTTAAAGATTTGTTATCATGAAAAGAATTATGTTTGTAGGGCCAAGTGGAATAGGAAAAACCACTTTGGCAAAGTTCATAGAAACCAAATATGGTATACCCTTTATATCTGGTAGTATGTCAGATTTAATGCCAGATACAAAAGAGATGCACCATGCTGAGTTTTTACACCAAGAATGTGGAGAACTCATAAACAAGGATTATCAATTGTTGAATCTGAGAAATAAGCTTTTCAAGGATAAAGAAACTTTTGTAACAGACCGTAGTTATGTAGATTTAGCAGCTTATTTCATATATAAACAATCTACTAATATCCCCGAATGTGAAGTAGATGCTTTCTTAGATATATGCAAAGATCTTACAGTTCAACAATGTGATTTATTAATATACCTTCCCTTGAGTATGTACAATATGAAAGAATGGCCAATGGAAGACAATAAGAAGAGAATCATAAATAGATATTATCAGGCTCAGATGTCAGATATAATGGGTAACCTGTTAACTCAGTGGAGTACTTTAAGTGTAATAGATAATATAATAGATAATATATTAGTAGTACCCCAATTAGATTTCTACGACAGAATACACATGATAATGTCAAGATTGGATTAATATGAAGAAACAAGTAATAGCAATAGTCTTCTCAGATTTACATCTTAATATATATGCTAAGTTCAATGAAGACAATAAAAGAACCCTGAATCATTTCAGGGTTTTGTCGATTATACAAGAGAAATGTAAAGAGTATAATTGCCCAGCATTATTCTGTGGAGATTTCTTTCATAAGCCAGAAACTATGGACCAAGATCTTATGGAATTGACCTATGAGAAATTTAAGGAATTAGAGTTAAGAGAAAACCAGGTAGAGATATTTTCTATATCAGGAAATCACGACTTGAAGAAAGTTAGCTTTATAGGTAATAAACCCTTTTCATGGGTTAAGTTTTTAGAACAATTTGGGATAGTGAACTTAGATTATGGTAAAAGATTGCTAGGTATGAATGCAGTAGTATATGGTATACCCTACATAGATCACAATGTAGGTTTATCCGAATATCTGAAAAATATAAAGCTTGATAAGGATGCTGATAATATTCTTATGCTTCATACTGATTATCCTGGAGCAAAAGATACGGATGGCAGAGAAATTGATTCAGTAGAAAATCTAAATCTGAATGTACTGAATAGGTTTGATTTAATTATTTGTGGTCATATACACAAACCACAAAGATTATCAAAGAAGGTTTATATGATTGGTGCTCCTTTACAACAAAGAAGAACCGATAAAGATTGTAAATTGGGATATTGGAAACTTTATTCGGATTTATCTATGGAATTTGTAGAATTGAAAGGATTCCCAAAATTCGTAGATGTTGAATCCGAAGATGAAATTAAGGATGATGGCAATTATTATACCATTTTACCCAAGAAAACTAGTATTCAAGTAAATACAAACCATAAGATTACTAAGCAAGTTTCTAAGAAAACTCTAGCAAGGAAGTATCTTAAGGAAAAAGGTATAACTGAACAAGATAAGAAAGAACTACTGATTGACATACTTAAAAAAGCTGAATCATGTTAACATTTACAACAATGAACGTAGTAGGATTCTGTTCAATAGAAAACCTACATATACCTTTAAATCCAAGTTGTACCATACTTATCAAGGCACCGAATGGTAAAGGTAAATCAACTATCTTATCGGCATTGGTATGGGCAATATATGGTAAAAATTTAAAAGGGGTATCAGAAGTAACTACCTGGGAAAAGGTAAGACCTAAAGATTACCAAGGAGTAATGGTAGAGGTATTCTTTCAAAAGGGAGAACATATTTATAAAATTATCCGATGTCAGAAATGCAATATAGTTCTTGAGGATGGGGCTAAAGGTAAAGATAGGCTTATCCTTATGAAAGATAACGAGGTAGTGAATGTAAAGGGTAAGAATAAACTCCAAGATGCCATTAATGCAGAGCTTGGCTTATCTTACACTTTATTCATGAACTCCATTATGTTTGGTCAGGGTATTAAACGACTGATACAAGAATCTAATTCAGATAAGAAGAAGATATTCGAAGAAGTATTTGATTTAGAATTTCTTAACATTGCCAAAGGTATAGCTATGCAGGATAAAAATAACCTATTAGCTCAGGCAAACGAAGTAGAACACCAATCTGCTTTATTAAAGAAAGAACTTGAAGCAAATAAGGAAGCTTACTTTGATTTACGTGATAGAGAGAAAGGTTTTAAAGAGAAAATCAAATCAGAACGTAGAGAATTAAAGAAAGATAGGGAAGACCTAACTAAGCAACTCATTAAAAAACAGCAACAACTTAAGGATGAAGTAGAAAAGAGTCTTAAAGTTAAGATTAAGAAACATACTGATTATGTAGATGTTCTTAAATCCAAGATAAAATATAACCGTATAGTATCTGGAGTATCATTACCAGATTTTGTAAAGAAACTCAAGATACAGTTAGATAAAGGCCACTACAAACGTGCGAAAGAGAGCGTAGATATTATCTATAAAGCAATCATAAACTCAGATAAACTCCAGGAAGAATATGAAGATGCTCTGGGTAGGTTGGATGAGTTGAGAACTACGAATGAGAAGTATAAAAGACTTCAAAAAGAATGTGATGATATTGCTTCTGATATTGCTGATATTGACGAGGAGTTGGAAAAACTCAAACAAGAGAAACTTAAGGTTATGTCTCCTAAATATAAAGAGAAACTTAAGGAAATTAGAAAGACTCTTCGTAAGGTAGATGAAGATTACCACAATAAAGAGTTAGAGTTAGAAAACTATAACTGGTTAATCAATGACCCTCTTGGTAACAATGGAATCAAGGCTTACTTATTTGATTCATCACTGGATATGTTAAATAGAACTCTTGATAAATATTCTCAAGTATTGGGATTTAGGATTGAATTTAACATAGACCTGGGTACTGCTAGAAAAGAATTTTTTACTTTAATTGAAAGAGATGGGCAAATTATTGATTACGATGAACTTAGCGGTGGAGAAAAACAATTGGTAAATGTGGCAATGGCATTTGCAATGAACGAATCTCTTACAATGTCTAAGGGTATAAACCTTGCCTTTTTGGATGAGGTATTCGAATCATTAAGCTCAGATAATGTAGAGGTGGTTATATCCTTAATCAGGCATACTTTTGCAAATAAGACCCTATTCCTAATTACCCATTTAGATTCACTTCCATTATCTAATACTAAAATCCTGCAAGTTGAAAAGGTGAATGGCCTGAGTAGGTACCAACTACTATAATGATATAAAATATAATACATCATGAATAGTAAGAAAAAAGGCTCAAGATTTGAATTAAAAATGTCTAAGTGGTTTACTAAATGGACCGCTTATACTTGGAATAGAGTTCCAATGTCAGGGGCTTGGCATTCTAACAAGGATGCTGCTTCTGATATTACTTGTGTAGATGAAAGACATGCTCACAGGTGTAAGATATCCGTAGAATGTAAAAGCTACAAAGAAATTAAATTTGAACATATATTGCTTGGCAATAAGGGTTGTGATATATTAAGATTCTGGGAACAAGCAAGTAAAGATGCTAAAAGGGCAAAGAAAGTACCTATTCTATGTATGAGGTATAATTCTATGCCTGCAAATGAATTTTTCTTCGTAGTTGGAGTAAAACTGGGAGATATTATTGCAGAATATGTTACTAAAGTAATGTATATTCAAGTACCCGGGAATACTCTTATGGTATTTATGGCTAGTGAGGTTTTAAATGTACCTTATAAGTTAATTCATAAGCAAGCTAAGTTAATCATTAAAAAGAAATAATATGAAACGTATCCCTTATTCTTATTGTATCTTCTACATAGAACGAAAGTATTATCAGAACATTAATAAAGAACTTAAAGAAAAGGGATATAAAAAAGTACGTGCCATTATCCCTACGATAAACGTTTTAAAGAAAACTGCAAAGGGTAAGATGATATTCGAAGAAGTACCTATCTTATTCAATTATGGTTTTATCAAGATGCCTACAGAGTTAGCGTACTCTAGACCTTTTCTAAACAAACTGAAGAGAAGTATATCAGGTATAAGAACTTGGTTAAAGTCTACAGAGACTCTTCATGAAAGAAAGAAGAAAGCTAGAATAGATAACTCTGAAGACTTTGATGATTTCTCATTGGTAGCTACATGCACCAGAAATGATGTTAAAAGGTTTAAGAGAATGGCAAAAGAAGGAAAGAAATATTCTGTAGACGATTTGATGAATGTTAAGATAGGCGATTACTTAGTACTCAAGGGTTATCCTTACGAAGGAATAGATGCTACGGTATTAGGTATAGACCACATAAATAAAATGGTACAACTTCTTTTATATCCGGAAATGGGTAAAATGGAAATATGGTTACCCTTTGATAACGTAATCTATAGCGTGTACCAGAATTATGACCCAGATAAGTTATATGCTAACTCCCAAGATTATGACCCAAATGAGATAACAAGTGAATCAATAGATAGAATAATGGATTTTAGGAGGAATTAATTATGAATGATGCTCAGAAGAAAGCTTGGGACTGCTTAAACGAAATAGAGAGGCAGTCCTTATTCCTTCAGTTATCAGAAAGCAAATCTTCATGGGAAGCTGGTGAAATTTTAAAGTTGTCACATTACAAGTATTTGGAAATCAGAGAAAGGTCAGAAAAGTTCTTCAGATTATTCTCTGATTTCTTCGAGTTACACACTTCTATTTTTCGACCTGACTGCCCTTGCGAACGAAGCTTTTGTGATTTTATTGAAGGATGTATTGAAAAGAGATTAACAAGGAAAGAAGCAAGTCTATATACTGGAGACTCTTCTAACTTACTCTCAAAGGTAAGCAATAGTAATATTGAAAGGAATATGAAAAGACTCAAAGAATCAGAAGACCCCTGGGATTTAGATTCAATGAGGTTAATTCTAGAGTTCGATAGGTGGAATAACTTTAGGATTTTACCAAGAATGCTACAACAGCCTTCTGCATTTAAAAGGCGGTTAAATAAAAAGGATAAGATATATATCAAATACCTTTTAAAACGAGTACCAGAATGGATGCACACAAAACTGAAAGAAAGGTTTAGATATAAAGTAAAGCCTGGTAAGAAGAAATATTGGGTATGCTTAATATCAGAAGAATTATACACTGATGGATATTTACTAATGCCCGTAAGACCTTTAGATGAGGTAGTTAGTGAATTTAGTAGATTCTATATGTATGTATTCGAAAAGAAAGATGATGCAGATACATTTGGATTCATGGTATCCAAGTTTATGATTAAAACCGTTGATGTAAAATTAGGACAACGCTTCTGGCCTGAGTACAGATGCTGCGTGAAAAAAGCAGTTAACTATAATCAAGTGAATAATATAGAATTCAGTATTAAGAAACTTGATATGGCCTTCAATGCCGATAAGGTTAAAAAGAAAAGGAAGAAAAAGCTTAAATCAACGGCTGCTGAACGCATATCAGATACCTCAGCTTTTTATAAAAATAGAAATATTTTTCTATATAAATAAAAAGTATTATATTATATTTGCAACAAATTAAAATAAAAGATATGAGAAAGAACAAAAAGAATAAACCAGTACCCTCAAAAGAAAAAGCCAGTTTCCTTGGTTCAGCCGGGAGGAATATGACTTACAGGGATTTAAAAAGAAAAGCCATAGTATTGGGTATGCCTTTCCCTGATGCTTGTGCTGCTGGCGTTTTCGATTTAATTGGTTATATCGAAAGGTCAACTAATAAACCAGACAAATCATTGATTGACCAATATGATGATTGGATGGATAAACAATTGGAGAACATAGGTTATTCAAAAGATGACCCTCTAAGGAATTCAAAATTAAGGCTTGGGTTTCTCGGAGAAGAAGGAGAAGATGGGCAAAGAAAATCCAAAAGGGTTCCAGGAATAAAAAAGCCAAGGGAAAAGAAACCACCAAGAGAAAGGGATGAATTCAATCTCATCAAGGGAACTAAGAAATCTTATATATGGTCATTGGTTGCAAAGGGTTATGATTTAGAAAGAGTAACTAGAAGGATGAAAAAGAAGTTCCCAGATGCAAATGATAAATCGATAACACTTTGGTTTAGAACTGCAAGGAGGACTATGAATAATGGTAAAGCTAAAGGAAAGTAGTAGGGAACCAATCCGAGAAGATAGATATTATATATGGACATGGAGACCAGATACAACCAACAAATATATTACCGAAAAAAGTTTATATCGGAAACACCTAACAGGTATACCCTATTTCACAAGGTATCAGATAAAAAAGACTTTGGTTTATATGTACGGAGTAGATGTTCTTCAATATATTCATATCATATCAGGCAGGAAATTACTTAGGCAAGGGATAAGAATACTTCAAGACATGAATGGTATAAGACATACCTCTGGTTCTACTAAATTCTGGTATAAAGGGAGATTAGTTAAAGCCAGGAAGTTTATTATCCCGGATGAATATAAAATTGATAAACACAGAAGACGAAGGTTCATGGTTCAAATGCACCGGGTCTTCAAATCAAAAGGAAAGAAGGTATTCAATGAAAGGTACTCACAAAAATTGTATGGACAACGGGAAGGCATATCTTCCAACTATATCCGGAAGAAGAGAATACAAATCCGTTCTACTATCTTACAGAATTTACAACAGGCTGAGTCAAGAGGAAAAGCATAAATATAATATTCTTTCTTTGCAATATCCCCCATTGGTATGTTCCTTGGCCTTGTATCTAAGAAAGAAATTAGATATCCCGATACAGAAAGTACTATTTATCAAAGCACAAAGGGATATGCTCGATATCTTTTATGATGAATCCTTAAATCATTTGGGATGGCAACCAAAAGAAAGGTTCTTGGTAAAAGCTTTAAGATTTCAAGGGTTCACTCCTGTAAGCAAATATAGGATGAGGAGTAAATATGCCTACATTATGACAAACAGGATGCTAGAAAATGAATATTGGGTATTTCCTATGAGATTAGCTGATAACTATAAATCAATGCAAAATCCAAAATACAAATTCTATACCGAAGTATTTGGTAAGGTTGGTATTCCTGGAATAATTAAAATTAAATACAGCAATGGAAACTAAAAACCCAGTACCGGAAGTAAAGGTACATAAGCAATTAAATCCGTTCATGGGTAAATCCTTTAAGGTTAATACCTATAATGACCAGGATGAAGTTATCGATACAGAAGATGTAAAGATAGAATCTCAAGAAGAACTAAAGACCGTAATTGATGGGGTAAAACAATATAATATTGCATTTGCTTATCTTACGGGAAGCGAAAGAAAATACAAGAAACTTATAACAGAGTGATATAACTATTGATTATTAACATTTAAACATTTACGAAAATGGCTAAGAAAAAAGAAACCAAAAAGGTAGAGTTAAAGGAAGTATCTCGCAAAGAGATTAATGGTGCAATCATCATTACTTACGAGGATGGCTCAGTAAAAATTATCCCAGCTCCTATTATGTTGTCTGCCGAAGAAGCAAAAGACTTCTTTGCTTCAGAAGAGGAAGATGATGACGACGAAGACGAGGAAGAAGAAGAGGACGACGATGAAGATTCCGATGAGGATGACGATGATGAGGACTCTGATGAAGAAGAGGACGAAGACGAGGAAGAAGAAGAGGACGACGATGAAGATGAGGACGAAGAGGAAGAAGAATTAACCGGTGAAGCTCTTGCCGAAATGGACTTCGAAGAATTGGAAGATGTTTGCGATGACAAAGACCTCGAAACAGACCCGGACGATTACGAAGAAGATGATATCGAAAAACTTCGCAAAGCAATTGCCAAAGAATTGGGTCTCAAACTCCCGGCAAAGAAAGAAGCCAAGGGTAAAGGCAAAAAAGGAAAGAAGTAATTCATTCTCCGGCTATGAAGGTTGGGCTAAAGCAATAGCCCACCTTTATCATAAGAAATAACTATTGTTCTATTAAATAAAACTAAAACTTAAAAGATTATGGCAACTAAGAAAAAAGAAGACACCAAGAAGAAAGGTGGCAAAGAAAAAGATGCTGAAAAAGAAGCAAAACGTAAAGCTCGTATGGAAGCTTTGAAAAACCGTCCTGCAGAGCAACGTCCAAACAGCAAGCAGATTGATGTTATCAAAATCAACGATAAATCCGAAGTTCAGAACTACGGTTACGCAGTAAAGAACAAAGAAGGATATCAGGGAGTGGTGGTAACATCAGTTCTGGTCATCGACGGTAAACCAACTTCTACATCCGTAACATTCGTACCGGGCAATCTAACCGTAAAATCCAAAAAAGGACACGGTATTATCTGTAACCCGAAAGCTAAAAAGGCTAAGGGCGAAGAAGAGGAAGCCGGAGACGAAGATTAAACTTCTATCCCTTACTTATTAGCGAGAACATCGCTAATGGTTTGCATAGTTTATTAGTATTTCAAAAATTATGCTGGGAGCCTATTGCCTGAGAAGGTAGTAGGCTTTATTTATTTTATAGGTTATGGAAGACAAAAGAGAAATCAGAAAGAATATAACTATCCTTGCATTAGATAATCTTATTCAGAATTATACTAATGCACTAGAAGATAAAGATATGGACCCTCCCTTATCGAATGAAGAAAGGGAACTCTCTGAATTAATTATTAAAGAAGCCAAAGAAATGCTAACCGAAATGGCAATCGAAAATAAACCAATACCAAGACCATCATGGAAGAAATGAATTTAAGAACCATCATACAGGGTATTCAAGCCGTATTAAAAGATATGGAATATACTCGGTATATGATTAAGGTTACTCCTCCTCATAAGAGAGGTAAATATCAAACCCATGTTATTCACCTTCAATATCTTAAACGTAGGCTTAAGGATTTTAAGGGTAGGCTAGATAAAAAACTAAAAGGTACTATCAGTACTGTAAAGTTTAAATATGTTAATTATTCAGATGGACGAGAAATGATTGCAGAACAAACTTTTGTCAATCTTACTGAGCAAGAGATAAAGGATGCCTTAGAACTTGGAGCCATTCTTGAAAATGCAAGTATAGAAATCCTAGAAATTAAGGAAATCCCTACTTCGATTAGGATATTATAACTATGGATAATTACTAAGGAAATTTCAATCCACTTAAAAACTTTAGAAACATGAAGAAAGACAAGAAGAAAGACAAACCGGCTAATAAGACTCCGGAACTTTCAAAGGCTAAAAAGGCATTGGATGCTTATCTCAAAGAGAACAACTTGGACCCTCAAAAGGATTGGTCAAAAGACAAGAAACATGGTAAAAAGGTTACTGAACTCTTGAATAAGCTCAACAAGGAAAGAGACAAAGTCGCTGCCCAGTATCCTGAAAAGGATTTAAAGAACGAAGCCAAATTAGTAAAAATGAAAAAAGCCAAAGAAGATGAAAAGGCTTCAAAGAAAAAAGAGAAAAAAGAAAAGAAGGAATCTGCTGGCCGAGTTACCAAATACGATTATCCTCTCATTGATGGTCGGGAAATGACTTCTGATGAAAAGAAAAAATATCGTATGGAACAGAGAAGACTGGCTGCCGGTAAAGCTCCGAAGGAAGAAAAACCCAAGAAGGAAAAGAAAGAAAAGGCAGAAGCCACCGAAAAGGCTGCTCCTGCAAAGAAGGACAAAAAGGCCAAAGATAAAAAGAAAAAGAAGGCCAAAAAAGAAGAAGATTAATCTCATATCTTATTAAGTATTCGTTAATGATGTAAAGGCCTGGCAAATCACTTTTGTTCAGGCCTTTCTTTTTAATACTAAGACTTTATGGAAGAAAAAACATATAAACCTAAACTGCGTATCACTACACTTGAAGATAATGGTTCCTATATTCAAGATAGATTGGTAGATGCGTATACAGAAATGAATTCAGGGCCAAAAGTACAACATAAGGGACCAATAAGAATAGAGGTAACTCTTACAAATAAACAAGATGTTGAAAACTTTAAGAATTACTTAGATAAGCTCGTAGGTAACTTACCAATCAAGGAGCAATCAGTGGGAAGAGGAAGACCTTCTACTGGGAGTAAACAACTTACTGAATCACCAAGAGAAGATATCTTGGCAGATGTAGAGAAAATGGTTGAAGAAGGTAAGAGCCAACAAGAGATTATTAAGTATCTAAGGGAATTAGGGTTTGTCTTTATTCTTACAGAGGACTTTCTTTTTCATTTCCCAGGATTCGAATTCAACAGTAAGGATGTGGGAGAAGCCACTGACAACAAGCAATATCCTAACTCATACTCCTGGATGGCAAGATGTATCAAACGAGCCAAAGACCCCAAGGCAGATAAATTTGACCCAATGGTCATCTTCGGCTTTAGTATCCTTGGTGGACCATCGAAGAAAATTGTTCCGTATCTTTATAAAGAAAGGAAGAAACCGTTAAGGGCCTCTGTTGGTAAGAAAACCATATCCTTCTCTCAAGCAGAGTTCACAAAGTTCCCTAAGTTTATGCTTGAAGAAGAACGATTAAAGTTCTCTGCAGAACAACGACAATTACTTCTCAACTCCGAGAAAAAGCCTTCTAAGTTCTTCATGAGATGGTACAAGGATGTAATATTCCCTGATTCAATCAAACAGAAAATCGAAGAAGCTATCTCTAGATAGACAACCTCTACCTCAGTATTTAATAAAAGAGTATTATTTATTAAAATAAAATTCTTATATTTGTATAACGAAAATAAATATTAAAATGAATGCAGAAACCAAAGAGGTAGTAAAGAACATTGCTCAGATTCAAATTGAGGCATTGACTAATATCAAAAACAATATCACTACAACAGAACCTGATTTACTCAGGAAGTTGTTACAGATAAATGACGAAGAGATGCTTGATTCAGTCAAGCATCATATTCAGATTTACGAAGAGATATACGAAATGCCTCAATTGATAAAGACTCTGAACGAATATCAATTATATATCTGTTCTCATATCCTATTCAAAATGGAAGATGAATGGATACATGATTTATCCCAAGGAGTTTACGGAGCATGGGAACTATTACACAAAGAAATTAATAAATTTCATCCTGAACTCACATTAATAATTTAATTTAATATGGACAAGAACGAATACTTAGAATCAGTTGAATTGAACACTGGAGTTGAAATGATTCCTTGCGAATCCTCAAATGTTGAAGGTTACGGATACGACTCCAAAAACAAACAACTTTGGATTGCTTTTAAAGGCAACAAAGTTTACCGTTATGATGGTGTACCTAAAGAAATCTGCAATGAATTACACCTAGCAGAGTCCAAAGGTAAATACGTTTCTTCTAATATCAGAAACAAGTTTAAAACCACAGGCTATGAACTCAGGTCTTAGAAAACTACCTATCATAGGGTTAGCAGGATTTATACTAATTGGATTGGCTATAGGCTCAAAACCTACACCCGATGCAAGCAGGATTTATCCTGCTCCGTCGTTTAAAAAGAACGATGTACCAGAAACTAAATACAGTTTCTCATTTGCAGATAAGCCTAAGTCATTAATGGATTCAATTCAGGAAATGGCAAACAAACTCGGAAAAAGAATATACGAATATCAGGTAGAAATAGAAATCATTCCAGAGAATCAAATCTACCAGATAAGTAATTCTGGATATCAACAATACGAAGTTACTAGAAAAGGAGTGGGATACTCCCATACATGGGTTAAATTTTATACTGATAAGAAGTTAACTTATCAAGATGCCATTAAGTTTGCAGAGAAATATCCAGAAAAATGTATACCCTTTGTACCTGCTCCCAAGGCTAAATCAGAACTCGATTATTATAACGAAAACCTGGACGAATATTTATCAGACCCAGAAAACGAGATAGATTATGCTCCAGAGATCTTCGACTTCTTAGCCGATTAACCTCAGCTATTTAAAAATATTCTTTTTATTTTATTGCTATATAAAATATTATTCTTATATTTGCAATGTGATAAGAAATTAATTCATTTATAAACATTTTTAATATAGACGTTATGAAAAAGAATGAAAACAAGGTTGCTAACCTTATCGGTAACAAAGTTGCTCAACAATTAGAAGGAATTAAGGATGCTACATCCAAGTCTAAAACTACTAAGGCCCAGGGAACTAAAAAGACTAAGGCTCAATTGGTAGAAGAATCCCAGGAAGCTGCCAAGAAATTTGCAGGTGCCAAATTGGTTCAGGTTACTCCGGAAGAACCCAAACCAACAAAGAAAACCTCTAAAAAAGCAGAGGTAGTAAAAGATGTTGAAAAACAACAGAAACCCTCCATCATCGAAAAGGTAATCTCCAACCGGGAAGTAAAATACGTATACCCAGAGGATATAACCGATACCCTGGCCCGGAAGAAATGGAGACAACAAACTCGTAATGAACTTCACAGACTTGAACGGGAAATGTTCCGTATCAAGGACCAAAACTCCAAAGAATACAAGAAAGCTGCTAAGGCATACGAGGACTTCAAGAACAAAGTCCTTAAGCCAGAACAAGTTGCTTGATTTTACCTCTCAGGGAAGGTACCCAATATCAGAGTACCTTCCTCATTGTATTAACCTTCTAAAGGTATAAAAATGGATTACACTATATTCTCCGCAAAGGAGATGTTAAAGCAAGACAAGGAGTTGGTGGAGTTGCATAAGAGATGCGTTAAAACCTACTTAGTTCAACGTTCACTTAAACATAGGAAGATTAAGAAGTTCTTTATTGTATACGATTGGTATATTAACACCAGTAACATAAGAAACTTCTTTTTCAGGCCTGTACCTATATTTGTGCAGGCATTACTCTTGGGACAATTAGACGAAATATCAGATTATGTAAATAAAGACGGTTATGGTAAGAAACATAAGAAAAGAAGAAATAGAAAAGGTTGAGGTAACTTATATCAAAGGTAAGTATGCCTATAAAACCCAATACAATGTAATTAGTGGGAAGAAGCATGAGATACTTTATGCAGGACCAGTTAATGCTTTGCAACCTGCACTAGAGAATATTCTGATGCTGGTTAGAAATCCAACCAGAAGAATCTGTACAGATTCTAGAAAGACACTAAGGAAACTTGAGGAAAAGGCAACTAACCTAAATAACTTCAAGGACCAAGGTATAACCCATATAATAATCTACATATGTTCACGAATATAGTCAAAGACCTATACATAGGTAAATCGAAACTAAATATCCGATTTCAGAATCAAATCATAGAGCCTGAAACCATAGTAGATAGTTTGGGTGTACCTTACCCTAAATTAAAGGAATATCCTACCTTTCCGGACTATGTAGTAATAGGTAACTTTGATGGCAAGGATATTTTTAACATTCAAGTGGGAGAAAACCCTCACATGTTATTAATCACAGGAATCCCCAAAGGTGCCAAGACTTTAGATTGGTACAGGGTAAAGGAAGCAATCTGGTCCTCCTATTATGAGGATAATTACCGAGGATATTTATTTCAGGTCCAGGATGCAACCAAGAAAGTAACACTAAAGGCTTATCCTTTAGAAACAATTAAAGAGTAAATATATGGAAGCAATAGATTACGTAAAGTTATTTAAACTCGACCAAGAGAATTACGACTTCAAAAGGGAAGAGTTTATTTCCGAATTGGGTAAAGAGTTTCTAGATTATTGCCAAACTACTACCATTGGCATTAACCCTAAGACTCATAAGTTATATTATTATCGGTTCAAGGAAATCATTAAGAATTTCGAAAGTAAATTCTGGGCAATATCCAAGCTTAAAGTAGGTGAAGGATTTACACAGAACCTATGGAATGCTTTCTTTGCTACTCAGGTAGTACCTTTAAGAGCAAAGATGTTCCCAGATATCCAACAGTTCATTGAAAAAAGGAAGAAGGAATACCTCAATGAACAAGACAAAAAACAATCTACCTATAAAAAGGGAAGTCATGGCAAAGGAAATCCTAGACCTTCACGGCAATAAATTTATTGCCAAGGATTGGAAACTTTGCCTTAGTATTCCGATAGGCAAATGTGATAAATTAATTTTCACCAGGGATTATGTCTCTGGTGATTCTTTTAATTTGGCAGTGAAAAAGAAAACCTATAAGGCATATTTCTATAACCTTAGTATTAATTGCTATGTATGTTATAAGTTAGAGCTAGTAGGATATGATGAATCTAAAGATATAAGAAAGGCTTATTTATATGGCAAAAGAAGATAAGATAACAAGATTCCCTCGTCCTATGGGTACTACTGCAATGGCTTTAGAATACCAGAAGACACATGAAGAGGAAGCATTGATTAAGGTACAGAATTACCTTATTAATCAGTGGTTAATGGGTAATGGTGTTTTGTGTGGAGTAACCTATGATATCAATTCATTCTCTAATAGATTAGGGATTGATATAGAATATGTACGAGTATTCATGAGAGACAGATTATTGTCTTCTAGAATATGGGATAAAGATAAACAGGAAGAATTACTTAACGCGTTATTGGGAGAACAACTAGCATGGGCATTAGAGGATAGAATGGAGATATCCCACCAGTTGCAAATCTTAAGAGATTCTCAAGGAGGTAAATATACTCCTTTCATTTCGTCTGAGGTTAATAAGACATTGAAGCTTAAGTTGGAATCTTCTACATCATTACAATCAATCATTCGTAATCTTACTGGAGGCAATACAACTAATATCTTCAATCAGTTCAATCAACAGAATAATCTCAATGCTGAGAATACTATCTCGATAGAGGAAGCAAGAACTATCGTATTAGAATCTCAAAAGGTACTTACTAAAACTGAAGAAGCAAAACTCTTAGAGGACAAATACGATATCAATTCATTGCCTGAAGTAGTTGCAACTAAGCAAGAGGGAGTAGATACGTCCAAGGAGGGCCTTAATCTTAATAAGAAAGAACTCAATCAAATCACAGATAACTATAAGGCTGCTATGGAAATATCCTCTAAAGAACACCATGAATTGCGTAGGGAGATTGAAATGAGGATTGATACCGATTCTTATGACCCAGAGATGGATAGGTACTTAGAGGATGATGAAATACTAGAAGCAGAAGAAGATACATCCCTTGCTGCATCATTCCTAAACAAAAGAAAATAACTTAGAGGCTACCTATTAATGGTGGCCTCAGTTGTGTATATACGGATTTGCATATTAAATTTAAAAATATTATATTTGCATATCAATTTTAAAAATAGACAAATATATGGAAACATTAGACCCCGAATGTAAAAAGACCAAGATTAAGAACATCAATCAAGGTACTTACTTTAAACTTAAACCCACTACTACTGCACCAGTATGGGTAAGAGGAGAATATGAACGCTCATTAGGCAAATATTCTTGCTTTAAATTCGATGATACCAACCATGAGAAATTCATGAAAGGTTCTCAGGACGTATATATTAACTTTACATTTTAACACATGTTCAACTTATTCAGAAAGAAAAAGAAAATCAGAGTAATTAAAAGCCGCAGACTTATTACTCTACAAAAGTTAGAAGGTATGGAAGATACCTTTAACATTGCCATGCACTTTGAGTTAGAAGATTTTCATTCAAGAGTTCAAACGATACTCAATGAACTTCATATATATGATGACCTGGTATATGTTAATGCGTACAAAGAATACCAAGACCATTACAAGGTATATGATAGAGTACCAGACTTATTGCTCTATAAAATACCAGTATTATTTGCTAATTCATACCCGGGAATTAAGGCACAGATAGATAAGGAATTTGTTTACCAATTCTACATTCCAGATATGTCTTACTATGAGGCTCTACCAAAAGAGTTTAGATTGAATGAGAAGATTGAGGATTCTCTTAAATTTATGTATTCAAAGGTATATCCATATTTACCAGATAGTAAGGTATCAGTAAATGAATACGTAGATATTATCCGGTTTAATTATTGCAAGAACTGGGATGTACTTCGGAATAATCCTCAATCAATCGGAAATTACTTTGATGAATGTATGGATATCATTATGTCATTTGCAGATGAAGATTGCTTGGTAGTAGTAAGTAATATCATTGAAAGATGTGCTGAAGAACTCAAAGAGAAATTACGAACCCTTAAAAATAACAAAGATGAACAAGTTTAGATTCAAGGTATCTACCATGTTAGAACAGGTAGAGGACGATTACATTAAATTCGTGGGAGATAACTATGGTGTAAACCGGGATGAGTTCCTTAAAGACTTCAAGAATAAACTTAATCTTGAAAGTCATCATGTATCTACAGTACATGCAGAATTACTTGAATACGAACCAAATCGTATCATCATTCAGACCTCTAAGTATAATACCATATCAAAGGAATATAAAGACCATTACCTTTGGGTATTTACTAATAAGGGAGACAGAAAGTACGATTGGGACTTAAACAGATTCCGGGCTTTACCTCAGTAATTATTAAATAGTTTATTAATTCTTTTGCAGATATAAATATATTTCTTATATTTGTAATGAATTAATGAACTATGGGAAACCATATATGATACTCTTTGTAGCTCAAAGGATACCATAACCCAGGAGACTATAGAAATGCTTCATTCCAATATCGATGCTTTCTACAAACAAGAAGTTACCCGGGAAGTAAAGCCATTCAAAAAGAAGAAACCTTCTTATCAGAGTTAACAAATCAATCAAAAGGCAGTCAATCCAACTGCCTTTTCTTGTATGTAGAACCTCAGCTATATTAAAATAATTGCATGAATAAAGTAATATTTAAAATAAAATGCTTATATTTGTAGTGTAATTATTAAATAATAAAAATATGAAAACAACAACATCTAAATCCTCCATCCAGAACTTAGAAGAGGTACTTCAAAGATTCATTGCTAACAAAAACACTTTCTCCCTCTGTAATGGAGAAAAGGAAAACCTAAAGGCTAACTTATACGAGTTACTTAGTAAGTTATACGATAACTATCAACTTGCTTGCATTGATATCAATCAAATCTGGGTATACGAAACTTGCTATTATACATTTACATTTGAAAGCCTGGTTACAGTAGACCGACCAAGAGAAAACATCATTGCCAATGGCTGCATACGATTTATGCAAAATTTTACCGATGGTGACGGTATCTTTATCTCATTCACCAAGCTGGATAAAAATCATTGGGTTTACCAACTTAACTTCAGAATATCATGAACGAAGAAGAATTAAAATCTCTGGCCTTACAGTTACATAAGGCACAGATACAAGAATATCCCTGGGTCTCAGCAGACCCAGAGGATGCTGAATCCTACATTAGGACTTATGGAGATACTAACGTACACTTGTACTATGATTATTTACTTGCTAATGGAATAGGAGAAGTGGAGGAATAATTATGAAAATCAGAGCTATTTTAGAAACAGAAACAATGGACCCTGACTTCAGGGAACCCTTCTTAAATGGTATGCCCTTTGACATTACAGAATCAACCTTTGATAGAATCGTACGCTATGCTTCTGGATGTACCGATGTTCAACAACCAGATGTAATTGCTATGGTCATTCAACACTCTTTAGATAACCGTAAGGAGTTATCAGAATTACTAAATACATGTAATCATACTACACAAATGAGAGTACTCATACCAGTACCAATCTCTTCAATTACCTTTATCAATCAGTACCAAAATACTCTTAAAAAGGCATTAAAGGAGAGAATCAAAGGAACACTGGATGGCCTATCAAAAGAACAACGTGCAGAACTCCTTAATGAGGTACTTAATGAAACTTTAAATGAGGGTTCCCTTAACGACGATTAACCAGTTGTTTTCATATCTATCCCAGAGGCAGGACTCTAACCTAACTAAGAGCCTGCCTCTACCTCAGTTATATTTGCATATATTATTTATTATTCTTATCTTTGTAGTGAGAAATAAAAATATATTTATTCATTTTAAAATAGACAACAATATGGTTAATCTTTACAAACTCACCAACTTACTTGAATCTGGGATGACAATATTCCAGCTCAATCAATGGAAAAACGAAGGTATCTGGTATCCAATTACTCAATACAAAAAGCCTTCAAACGAAATTGAGGTAGTCACCAACCTATTTATCCCAATCGATACGGAAACACAACGTTATCACATTCAATTAACTGCTAACTATGATGCTAGCGAAATGGATGAATGGAAACGATTCCTAGAGGATAACCAATGGAAGCTATACCCATTACTCAAAAACATCATGGATGTATTCTTGCCACATTCAGATTATGGATATCGAATCTTATATACCTTATACCCGGAAGGATTCATATCAGTACTTGCTGAAGAATTACCTGCTGAACCATACATACCCTTGAATCAACAAATTAAATCAGAGGAGGACTAACTATGACACCATCAAAGACTTATCTTAAATTCCAAGAGACAAGGTCTAAAGAGGACCTTGATACTCTTAATGGGTATTTACTCAGACTGCAACAAATCTCGGTTATCCTAAATGGAGATACAGAACTTTCCAATGAGGAAGAGAACAAACTATATGACGAAGACGAAACCCTAACAGACAAAGTCTTACGATTATTATTTGGAGATACATTCTTTACCTTCATTGCCGAATACAACCTCGATGGATACGATTCCTGGGAGGATACAGTCGAAGACTTAGTAGAAGACCTATGGATGACCTATTGGGAATTACATGAAGCCTAATATTATACTTATCTTAGTCATGGGAGGAATTATCCTAATAATGGGTGCATCCTCCCATCCTACTAGCGAAGAACCTTTAACTTATGAGAATACTCATTGCTTAATATTAATAATATGCTAGAACAGTCCAAATTTTTAGTATCCTTCGATTGCCAAAACGAAAAGTTCTGCGAAGAATTAATCATAACCTATAGAACTGAGGAACTAAGGCCATACTTAATATTCCCAAGGGTAAAACTAAACCCCAACCATCTTCATGTATATCATACTAAAAGGATAATCTCAGAACTTATAGGTATGCCATACTCTTCCATCGAAATAGTTGACCTTATAAGGCTCCAGTAAGTAATCGGGGTTATTGCATATTTAAAATATTATTCTTATATTTGCATAAACATTTAAAAATAGACGTTATGAATGAAGAAAGTAAATTAATCGAATTATTTAAAAAATACCCCGGAATTGCTGCACGCATACGGAGGTCATTTGCTTATCACTACGACCAAATCCAACGGGAAATCGAAGCCGAGGTTGCTACAATTAACAAAGACGATGCTGCAACCATTATCGATTATACTACCGAATATATGGAGGAATCCATGGGTTGGCCTGATGCCGATGACCAAACAACATTCAACAATCAAATCGCTAACAATTAACATTAACCAATAAAACTTATAACATCATGACAACATTAAATTCAACCTCAGTTCTTGCATCAATCATTGCACAAAATCCCTATCATATTATCTCTATCCAAGGTCAAATGCCTATGTCACATGCTCAAAATACATATGACTTCGAAATTGCCGAGGATGACCCACATTACGAGGAGATATCGGATTATTCACTCGAAATGCTCTGGGTATATACCTATGCCGATAAGGAATCCCTGGAACTTGACCTAATGGAAATCCTCAATCAAATGGATTTGCTCAGAGGCTGCGATGACCAATACTTCGATTATAACGTAGACGAAGTAGACATGGTACTCTACGGTGCAACTCTTATCCTTGAACAGGAAAAATACAAACCACTTATCATGGAAAAATTCCAATACTACAAGGATAATTTCAACGAGGAAGAACATGCCGAGGAAATCGAATATTACCTTAACTTTCTCGAAAAACCAGAAACTCTTTACACTTTCACTGAAAATACTATCAACTTTTTCAAATCCCTTATCAAATGAGAACTAAACTTATAATCCTAACATCAATTGCCATGGCTCTAGTAGTCATGGCTTTCCCTACCAATAAATTCCAACCTAAAACAGTATGGGAACACTACTGCAAGTATACATTGCACATACACCCATCACAGGCAACCGAGGACCAATATGATTACTTCCTTGATTGCTGGTCAGGAGATGACGAATACCAATATCTCTATGACTACTACGAGAAAAAATACCCAGAGTATAACCAAGAACTAAAACATTACGGAAAATGAAACTAAAAATCACAACCTTAGTAATCGTAGAAGAGGGCCAAGTCCAAGACATCTACCATTCACTTGAAGATAACCAAGACAAGGCTTATCAAGAAATCATAAACCAGGTAAATGCTGAATATGGAGACGGAGGAGTATTACAATTCTATTCTCTACAAGGTATCAAGGAATACTTCGAAATCGTACATATCCAAACCCAAGAACTAACATCAATAGGATTCAAAACCGCAATATTAGACCTATGAAAAAGAAATCCAAGAACCAAGTATACATACCTCACCAGGATAAATGGAATGAACACTTTCCTACTCCAGGTAAACCAAACCCCAATTACTACACAGACTCAGGTGCAATCTTCAACAAGCACCTACGTACCCAAAACAAATTAAAACAGAAAAGGAAATGAAAACCCTACTACTAATCCCAGTAATCCTATATACCTGGTTATCATTAACCCACAGGGATAAGATATACCATCAAATACCAAACCCCACCAACAAACAAAAATACATATACTTAATCCTACAAGGCCTACAGATAATCCTATTAATCCTATTAGAGACCTTAATCCTAAGAATATCAAACTACTAACCCACCAAACAAAAACAAATATCAAAATAAATACTAAAGCCCAGTATGAACAATAAACAAAATCATACTGGGCCTAACTATGTTACATAATACACATACCTAATATCATCAATCATATAATCAATATACATATAACTAATATAATATTGAAGGCCTTCCGGGGGTGTTGGGATTAAGGCAAACTTCTAGGCCTAGCCCCCCTATCACTATACAACACCACTACTCTATAGCTATCTAACACATATGTCTCATAGCCTTTGGTCATTATGACCCATTGCCTAAAAGGCCCACAACTAAGGCCCATATGGGTACCTAAATCCCCTTAATCCTAGACCCCTAATGGCCCTTTATATTAATATATATTATATAGAAATTGGTTAGGATTAGGCAATAGGATTTGGGGATTAGGCATTAAAATATACCATTCATGGCCATCAAATTTATTGGGATTATATTAAAATTGTAGGCCATTCAAGGTACCTAAAACTAGTAAGTATGTTATTAATGGCCCTTGTAATTAGTTAAAAAGAAACTAATAATGGCTAGAAGAGATATGGATTATGTAACTCTTTGATTATTAATAAGTTAAGTAGCCTTAAGACATTATCCATTAGGGGCCTCAGTAGGATTTGCATATTTAAATAAAAATGTCTATATTTGCACTATAAACAATTAAAAATATAAAGATATGAAAACAGTACAATTTAATGCAAACAACATCCTCAACGGTAACAATTACCCTATTGCCTATTATTATCCTATGGCCAAGGACCTGGTAATCATTTCTACTGGCCATGACGATTCTATTATCGATGACTCTATGGGTTACTCAGAATATATCATACCTATCCTAGAAGCCATTCAAAAGACTTCTATTAAGGTATACCGGTTATATCTTGCTTCGATTACTTCTACGGTTACCGATTATAAAGGTACACATACCTGGATATTCACTACAGACACTACCTATTCCGATGCCGATATCGAATATATCCAGGCTGCCTTATACAATGTATTCTGCGAAAACAATGAAACCTGCGAACCAATCGTAAACTATGCTAACAATACATTTATCATAACCGACATCTATTCCTGCTAATCGCTATGGGAGCTCTATATATTTTATCTCAGGCCTTACAAGGCAATATTACAATGATACTTGCCTTACTCTTTATGCTATCTCCTGCTATAGTTGCCTTGATAGCTATATTCAAATCTCGCTAACTTAGGTACACTTAAGCCCATGCCTATCTAAGGTACTGGGCTTTTTCTTAAGCCTTTCTATGTAGGCCATCATGGGACTTACTAAGGCTTACCATAGGCCTAACTACAGACCCATAGGCCATAGTACTCTATAGACTCCATGGATGGCCCAGGGCATTATAGGATTACCTGCTAGTCACCTAATGGCCTTTATGTATGATAATATACAGATAATATTAACCGGACTGTATGGGGCCTCCAATTTTCTAAAGTGGTACCTATACCAACCCATTCTATATCCTACCTTATATCCATCAATATACCTATATCTAATGCCCACAACAATGCCCACCTTTCAAACCTCTAAAACCTATTTGCATAAAATTCTCACGAAATTATTAAAAATAATTCTTGAAAAATTTCTCAAAAATTTTTCTATAAATGTTTTGCAGATTAAAATATATTTCTTATCTTTGTATTGTTGAAAAAGCAAAGAGATATTTAAAATTTTGATTAACAATTTTTAAAAAGAAAATTCTCTGAAAATTTTGCTAATTAAAATATAAATCGTATCTTTGTAATGTAATCAAAAAGCGATACTTAACATATTGAAACAATATAAAATTAATTTATTCCTTTTCTCTTTTTCTTATAAATCTTTTAGTTTTATAGAGAAAAGGATATAATAAAATAAACATAAAAACTAAAAGTATTTTATTATGGAAGAATTAAAAAATGTAGTAGTAGAAAAAGAAGTTTCTAACAACAAAGTAAACAAAGTTAGTGCTAATAAAGCAAAAGCGCAAGCAAAAGCAAATAGCACTATTAAATTATCAGTTGATAGTATTTTTAAAAATCTAAATGAAAAAACTAACGGACTTTTAAAAACTTCTTTAGGAAAGAAAACAGAAATTTACGTTGAAAGTCTTTTTGCAGAGTTGAACGAAAAGCAAAAGAAAGCGTATCGAAAAAAATTAAGAAACACAACTTTTTCTTTGCTTGATTCGATTTGCAAAGCAAAAGAAGAAAAGAAACAAAATGAACTAAAAACACTTGTTTCTGCATTTACAGAGTTTTATAAACAAGTCTACAAAATAAACGATTTTTCTTTTGCAAGTATTGCAAGCGAAAATACAAAGGATACTAAAAAAGAAGTTCTAACAAAAGGTTTGCAAATAGTCAAAAATTTCAAGTAATTAAATGATATGCTATTAAATGTATTTTTATTTGTTGGTGTAATTTGGGTATTAATTCAGATTATCAAAGATACAAAAGATTTTTTAAAGAACTTATAAACTAAATAAAAAGTAAGGGAAAGCAAAATAAATGTTTGTCCCTTACTTTTTATTTTTGAATGTTAATTTTAACGTAACCGTACCCCGTTTTTAGTAGGCCATGATTTTCGTTCTTCGTGATAAGGGCATACCAAGATATCCCTCAACACACAAAGAAGCCAGAGAATAAAAACATCCCTGGCATTCATCCTATAAAAGGATATCCAATATCTCTTTAATCCTATCCTTCCCTAAGACCCTCCTACCATTACTTATCTCATAGAAGAAAAGATAATACATCTTAAGTTCTTCCATCCAAATCCTATCTCCTCCCTCCAATAATGATTCTATTCTCATCATATCCTCAGGATTAATCCATAACCGATACCAAACCCTATTACCTTCAGAATATCTTAGGATTCTCTTATGGTCATCATCCCTTATCGCTGTTACCTTTACCATACCCTTTAAACATTTCTTGGTTCAACCTAAATCCAGGCCTAGATATAATCATCCTCTGGATATCATGTATCTTAGATTGCATTTCAGATTGCTCCATCAAATGGTAAATAGGTAATGCTAAAAACCTATTCCAAAGTTCTGCAGTAAGTTCTAGGATTTCTTCTTCCTCCTTGGTAAGCTTTGCTAAATCAATATCTTCCATCATGGGTAAATTTTAGGTTCTTCAAATGTAAGAGGAGGGAGCTTAGGTTCTCCCTCCCTTTTAATTCTCTCTAAGTCCTCAAGGGCACACTCTAGTATTTTAATACGTTCAGCATTATATTCTTTAGATACAGGGAACCAGAATGCTGTTCCTAGAAGGTATTCGTGGTCCTTAAGCTTTTCTAATGGCATTCTATACCATATCCTACCTTCAATTCTTAATCCTTCTCCTTGCAATTTTATGATGGTAGGGTTATAATAACTAAAGTATACTATCTCGATATTAAACCTTTGTGGGGTGAACCATGGTTTAATTACATGTCTCCATAGGAAAACTTCTTCGACTAATGCAAATTCTCTACTGATAGTTCTGCTTACATCAATTAGGTCAGCACATAATCCTCTTGGAGAATCGGGTATATTAAGCCTTCCATATAGGACTACTTCAAATGTATTCTTTACTGGAAGATAGTAATTTCTTATCCTTTCTTCGATTACCTTATTCTCTTTGGAATTATAATCGATTGCAGTGTACGTAGGCTTTTCCATTTTTCTTTAGTATTCTTTCAAACCATTGGCAGGTAATACACTTTGGACTTCCTACCATTATCTGTACTTCTCCTTTAATTACTGGACATGGATTGGTAAGCTTCTTTTGCCTACCTACCTTCTTCGTCGTTATTTCTCTGTTCATAGTTATTAAAATATGTGATTAGTAAATATATCGGAAATAGGGGCATGATTAACCAGACTGTTAAGAAAAAGAACCCCACCCTTTTCATTGGGTGGGATGAGGTAATTACTCTGGTCATAAACCATGCAGGTATAAAACATATGGCATATATAATGCCTAAGATTATCCAGGTTATCATTGTTCAAAGTACTTATTTACGATTTTGGATATCTTCTTATCTAACTCTACTATTAGTTCGCTGAACTCTTTATCCTTCATATCTTTTATCTTGGCTTCGATAAATTCCAGGTTTCTCTTAATAGAGAAATAAGATTTGAAGGCTTGGTAATCCAATTCAGATTTATCTGTTAGAGGTAATACCATACTTGATTTACCATCTAACCTTGTATAGAATCCATCGGGTCCCAGGGTTCTTGATACCTTTACTTTGTTACTCAGTACTGCAAACCCACCTTTCTTATCGATAGATTCTACAATTACCTTCTCCATTAAGGTTTTGCCATCAGAGAAAATGACTTCTTCACCCTCCTTTAGCTTTTTGGTTTCTTTGTTCTTTTTCATATCTTTATTATTAAATTGTTTATGCAAATATACAAAATTAATCTGATTTAATGCAATTATTAATCATTATTTTTAAATCTGCTGCGGTAAAGGATTTCCTGTTAAGTAAGTCGTCTAGTTGTTCTGGAGTTAGGATTATACCATTTGGAGTAAAAAGTTCTCTTAAGTGTGCCGGAATTATTCCCTGGAATCCCCAATTATTATACGAACCAATATACACTTTATCATTTACCATTGCAGCAATATATTTCTTGGTTGAACCTAATGACTCTCTTCTAAAGGTAGCGACTTCTAACCAAATCTTATTTAAGTGAATAGAATAATGCTGAAAATAAGGTGTAACCAAGGGAATCATTTCGTAATTAGAATCCTCTATCAGAGTTTTATCCGATTCAATAATTCTATGCCAAAAAGCACATCGAAAACAAAGTTGTTTTTCCCTCATTAATTGAGGTACTGTTTTGGCTAAATCGTAATCATCCAAATCTAATGGTGAATTACATAGGTGACATGTGAGTTTCTCTTCCATATTATTATAAATTTTTATATAAGATAATAGAACTCCTAACTATCATCCAGATAAGGTATACGCAATACTTTCTTTTCTTTAATGAACTTTAAAATATAACGTTATGGATAAGTTAACTAATGAAATGATTGTGGCTCTGGCCAATGATTTAGGACTGGAGCCAGCTCTTTTAAAGGCAGTACAACTGGTTGAAGGAGCAGGTAGAGATGGATTTCTAGTAGATGGTAGACCTCAAATTCTGTTTGAAGGTCACATTATGTACAAAGAAATCAAAAATAAGTTCGGTTTAGACAAGTCAGTAGCTGCTCAAAAGAGTTACCCTACGATTTGTTTCCCAAAATGGGATAAATCGAAGTACTTAGGAGGAGCAAGTGAGTACAAAAGACTCGAAATTGCCAAGAAAATCGACGAAGAATGTGCTTTGAAGTCAGCTTCTTGGGGAATGTTTCAGATTATGGGCTTCAATCACCTCTATTGTGGCTGTAAAGACGTCTTCGAATTCGTGAAAAAGATGCAGGAATCTCATGAAAGTCAGTTAAAACTCATGTATTACTACATGAATAATACCAGTTGCTTGAAAAATCTGAAAGAACATGACTGGGCAGGCTTTGCTCGGAAGTATAATGGTCCTGGTTATGCTGAAAATGCCTATGACCAGAAGTTAAAAAACGCTTACGAAAACTTTAAAAACAAGATATAATGAAGGTAATTTACAACAAATTCATCCCATTTAAGGGATACAAGGCAATGAACTTATTCGGAATTGTCTTTGTGAGAAAAGGTGCTAAGTTTGATACCTATGATTACAATCATGAGCACATTCATCTCAAACAAATGCAAGAGATGTTGTGGGTATTCTACTACTTATGGTATGCAATCGAGTACCTAATCATCATGTTCTTTGCTAAGTGGAACAAACAAAGCGAAAGATACCATGATGTAAGCTTCGAAGAGGAAGCCCATAATAATGACCACGACCTGGAATATATCAGGAAACGTAAACATTATTCCTGGGTTAAGTATGTAAAACTTAGAAGCTACAAAAAATGAATATATTAGGGATATGTGCAGGCCAAGGAGGTCTGCTCTTCCCTTTTAGGAAGCACCTATTAGGGAATATTGAGCCAAGAACCGTTTTTCATACAAATTGTGAAAGTCAGTGGAAGGCTAATTTTAAAGATATACCGTTCTATAAAGGGTATAACTTACCTGAGTTTGATGAGAAAGTAGATGTTATCTTATCTTCTCCAGACTGTGGTATGTCGTCTATTATGAGGCTTTCAAAGGTTAAAGAATTGGGCAAACCTAAAGATAACCGAAGTTTAAATCTAGTAATAGAGGGAATCAATTATTACAAGCCTAAGATTTTTCTTATTGAAAATCTGCCTCGTTTGCTATCTCTTTTACCCAATGAATACTTCCATGAAGCCTTTAAAGACTATAAACTTATTTTTCACGAAAGAAGCGTTTCCGACTATGGGAACTCCCAAGTATCAAGGAAACGTTTAGTTATCATTGGAGTGCATAAGAAAACCGGTAAGAAATACTTGAATGCTTTTAATGAAGTATTCCAAGTAAAAACTCCAACAATTACTAGAAATCTACTTAACGATTATCAGAATCCATTGAATTATAATATCCCAATAGAAAAAACTTTGGCGATGTATGATTATCGAAAACTCCCTGAAAAGAAGAATCTGACTGTTGAGAAGATTCAAGTATTATGGAATAGTGCTTTCAAGAACGAGAAGAAATGGCCCATTAAAACTGCAAAGATGAGTACTCTCCCGGGAGTATATCGATTAGAATTAGATAAACCACCTCTAACTTTAAGACCTGCAGATAGGCAATTTAGACCCGATGGGTATCCTCTTGGGATTAATGATTTCAAGGTAATTATGGGATTTCCTAAAAAATTTAAGATTTACATTGACCAAGAGAATTACCTTTACTGGTTAAACAAAGCAAGGTATACCATTGCCAAAGGTTCGGTATATGAAGTTGGGATTTGGTTTAGGCGATGTATCAAAAGGGTCTAGGTATACTTCAATGTTAATATATACTAAAGTATATATTAGTCCAAACCGCCCTTTGAAAAATATAGATATATAATATACTACGTATATATATCTATATTTTTATATGCGTATATAGCTATTGTTTGTAGTAGATATTGGATATATGTTTTAGGATATAGGAAATTTATCTCACTACGTTCGATAAAAGGTAATCGCTTTGCGATTACCGATAGTTAGTAATATTAATCGTACGACTATTTCGATTTGAAACCTAAAAATTTTGTGATTATGAGATTGATAAATTACAAGCTCAAAGTTACTGAGCTTAACTTGATAGGAATCTTAAAACTTTTCCGATTAGTGTTTAAGAATATTCCTGGTATACGTTTTGAAATTGTAGAAACCCATACTTCTTTTCAACTGAAGTTTATGTTAGTTAAGTCTAAACTTTCTAGAGTAGAACGATTTTGGTTGAGGAGTAAGCTTAAAACCTTTATTCGTCATGAACCGAAATAGCATCAAGAATTTTGCATTCCTTCTACTTCTAGGATTTACTATTTACCTTTGCTTCAGGAATTACAAACTGAATTCATATATCAGACAACTTCCTGATTCATCGGTCATTGGCATTCCTGATACAATCAAACTGAAAGAGAACTTCAAGCCCCAATCACCATATACACAATTGGTTCAGCCCCAGAGAATTCTTCTCTACGACTTCTATCGAAACAGTAGCAATTCGACTAAACCCCAAGCTTCTGATTCAACAGCGGTTACTTCGAATAGAATTAGTAGAGAAGATTCTCTGGTCCAATTTACCTTGGATAAAAACCAATTGAACCTAAGTTTATTCAACAAAGAAACAAACTCCTATTCAACGAGAATGTTTAACATGGACTTAGATAAGTATAAGTACAATTGGTATGAAGGTCAATTAACTCAAAAAAGAATTAGAAAACTAACTCTAAGTCCATACGTTTATGGTAAATATAGGGTCTTTAATCAAATGTTAGACATAGGGACAGGCCTTTCAATCAAGACTACTAATTTCAATTATAAACTTGGTATAAATGCTTTTCATTATCCGAAGTTCTTTTCGGGAATAAAAGCTGACTTAGAGTTTTCAGTAACATATAACTTTTGATTATGGCAAAGAAGATTAACATAGAAACTAACACATCTGCTCTCACAAGGGAAGAACTAGCAACACTTGCTAAGGTTAGTAATGATGTTTTTTACTTTAGCCTTTTCACTTATGTGATACACCCCATGAGGGGAAAGGTAAGATTTGAACTTTACCCGTATCAAAAATCGGTTCTGTATAACTTCGTAAAAGAACGTTTCAATATTCTGCTTAAGTTCAGGCAGGCAGGTATTACGGAGCTTATATCTATGTACTGCCTATGGTTGGCAATGTATCATCCTAACAAGAAGATTAACATTATCTCAATCAAGGACACAACAGCAAAGAAGGTACTAAAGAAGATTAAGTTCATGTACAAAAACCTGCCATGGTATTTACAGACACCGATTATTAATGGACGTTCTGGAGAATATGGTTCTGCATCAATGATAGAGTTTGATAATGGCTCATTCATAGAATCTATCCCAACGTCTTCTGAAGCTGGTCGTTCGGAATCTCTATCCTTATTGGTAATTGATGAAGCAGCAGTAGTTAGATGGGCAGCCCAGATTTGGGCAGCCGCTTTTCCTACTCTTTCCACTGGTGGAGCTGCTATCATCAATTCCACTCCTTATGGAGTTGGTAACTTCTACCACTCAACTTGGGTTGATGCTATTGCAGGTGGAAACCCATTTAACCCACTACGATTGTATTGGCAAATGCACCCAGAACGAGATATTAATTGGTACAATGAAATGTCTTCTGCTTTGGGAACCAAAAGAACTGCACAAGAAATTGATGGTGACTTCTTATCATCTGGAAATACGGTCTTCGACTTAGCTGACATAAAAGCTATCGAAGACTGTCTTAGTGATTATCCGGTTATTAAGAAAAGATTCAATGGTCAATATCGGCAATTCTTAGAACCAGCACCAGATAAGGAATATTTCATTGGTGCTGACGTTTCAACTGGTAGGTCTTCTGACTACTCTGCATTTACTTGCATGGACAAACAGGGAGAAGAACAAGCAGTATTTAAAGGTAGACTTTCAGTAGATAAGTATGCAAGATTGCTTGGAGATACCGGGCATTTATTTAACTTTGCCACTATTGCTCCAGAATCCAACGATGTTGGATTAGCAGTAACTTCTGCTCTTCAAACTGAAGGCTATCCAAAACTGTATTACTATCAGAAAATGCTTAAGAAGAAAGGTAAATCTAGACCTGAGGTAGATAAATCTCCAGGATGGTTAACTACACAAAAGAACCGTTCTGTTATTGTAGAGGGACTTGAACAGGATATTCGAGAAGATAATATCACTGTTAAAGACCCTTTCTTTGTTCAAGAAGCATATACCTTCATATATGATGGTTTAGGTAGGCCAGTTGCAATGGGTAAGCATAGAGCTAACAACTCTACAGTAGATGTAGACCTAGAAGGGGATGTATATGCAGATGACTCTATATTCGGTAAAGCAATCTGTAATCACATAAGAAAAGGAAAAACTAACGTAATAGTACAACCGAAATGAAAAAGCTCAATTTTAATTGGAGTTGGGGTAGAAAGAAAGACCCACCTCCTGAATCAAACAAGGAGCCAAGCAAGCCAAAAGCTGCTGCTATATCTCCTGGTAGAGTATCAGTGGATGAAGATAACTCTTTACTCAGTACTCTGAAAGGGATGACCGTAATGGTAGACCCTTCTTTTCGTGTTGAAGTAATCCCTTTGATTCGTGATTTATATAAGGTAAATCCGGATATGGGCATTGCTTTGCAGGATATGTTTAAGTTGGCAAATACTGGTCATACGGTAACATTCCCAAACAACTCAGATGCTGAAGCAGATAAGATGAGAAAACATCTTACTGAAGCTACTAAGAAATGGTCTAGGTATACTGCTGGTATAGATGGTCTAGTTAATAAGATGATTGTACAATGCCTTGTTAGTGGAGCTATATCCGTTGAAGGAGTTCCTAATGATATGTTGGATGGTTTGGATACAGTCTTATTCCTTAGACCCGAGAACATTGTTTTCAAAAGAGAGAACAATGGAGTATATTCTCCTTACCAGAGGAATAAGAATTACTTCGTAAAGCACCAAGATTATATCAAACTAAACCCAGAAACTTATGTGTATGCTGGTATGTTTAATGATACCGATGAACCTTATGGGATTCCACCATTTATGGCAGCATTGGATTCATTAAAAGGCCAACATGATATGAAGGTTAACTTCAAACACATCATGGAAATGGTTGGTATGGTAGGATTCTTGGAAGCTAAGATGACTAAACCAGACCAGAATCCAAATGAAAGCTTACAAGCTTATCAATCCCGTCTTGAACGTACATTAAAAGATTTGAAAAGAAATCTTCGTAATGGCATGAAGGACGGAATAGTAACTGGTTATATTGATGACCATGAGTTTAAACTCAATTCAACTACCAAGGAGCTTGGTAATATTGAGAAACCCTGGAACATGAATCAGCAATCAGTTGCAAATGGTTTGGGAGTTAATGGAAACCTTATTGGAGTTAGTTCAACAACGGGAGAGGGAGCAACGGGTATAATGCTGTCTAAATTAATCAGCCAGTTAAAAAATATCCAAATGCTTGTAACTTATGTATTGGATTTTCTTTATTCTCTAGAACTGCGTCTGGCAGGCTTTGATAATAAGGGAATAAAGATATCATGGGGAACTTCAACTATCTCTGATGAAGTTAAGGTTCAACAAGGTCTTCAGTATAAAATCCAAAACCTGGATTTATTATATAAGGCTGGTATCATTAGCCAAGACCAATATGCTTGGGCAATGGGTTATGATTCTCCTGATGAGAATGAACCAAGAGTTTCACTTGAGGACCAATTTGCTAAAGGCGGTAACTCAGACCCTCAAGAGGGAACCAAGAAGAAGCAAAGGCAGGATGATAAAAACCAATCTGCTCGTAGGTCAAGAGATAAAACTAATCCGGCTCCATCTCGTGGAGACCAAAATACAAAAGCAAGATGAGTAAATTTACTAAGAAAAACAAAGAGCATCTTGATTCAATGGTGATTGGCCAGGGTCATACCATTATGGCTGGGTATATCCCAGAATCAGTTGGAGCCCAGGCTTTCTCAGAGAATTATTACAAATGGAAGACTCCGACACCGGATACCATTGCTCAATTTGGATTTTGGGGAGGAGATATAGATTATAATACCTATTATCCAAACCTTGATAAATCAGAACTTACTCCAAAGGATGAAGAGTTCATTGAACCTATGTTCAGATTACTTTCTGAAACGATTGTATCTAAGAACTGGAATCCTACTGACTTTGGTCAGAATGGAGTACTTAAGGCTTCTATGAGAATGTTACTTGGACAAACAGTAAATTGCGACCATGAAACAAATATTGGTAATGCAATTGGAGCTGTATCTCAAGTAATGTGGCAGGAGTCTTATAAGGATGGAAGCTTTACTATACCTGCAGGTATCAACGGTATTTTGAAGATTGATGGTAAAGCTAACCCAAGAATTGCTAGAGGTATTCTCATGGAACCTCCTTCAATTCATAGTAACTCGGTAACAGTACAGTTTAAGTGGGATAAATCACACCCAGGAATGGAAGATAGTGAATTCTATCAAAAACTTGGTACTTATGACTCTAAAGGTGAAATGGTTCGTAGAATAGTTACTGAGGTAGTTCGATATATGGAAACATCCCTGGTATCTCATGGAGCTGATTCATTTGCTCAAAAGATTGGTGAAGATGGTAAAATCATTAATCCAACCTTTGCAAAAAGAACCTGGTCTTCTTATGAGGAATATCGGGATGACAAGTCCAAACAGTACTTCTTTACTGACTACAAAACGGACTTCAACTCATTCCAAGAAAAGGACAATACTCCAGATTCTTTTAATGATAATGGTACCCAAGAAAATCATAATCCTAATAAAGAAAATATGAACAAAGAATTGCAAGAATTTTTAGAAAAGCTTTTCGGAGATAATATGTTATCTCTGGCAGAGGGCAAAGAAATGACTCAGGAAGAAGTTATTTCTTGTATTCAAAGCTTGGTATCATCCAAAAACAGTCTTCAGACAACGGTAGATAATCTTACTACAGAGAAATCTTCTCTTACAGAACAGATTACCAACCTGAATGCAGAAGTTGCAAACTTGAAGGAAATGGCAACTGTAGGAAAGAATCACATTGCTTCTCTCCGTGAAAATGCTGTTACTACTTACAAGAAGTTGATGGGTGATAAAGCCGATGAAACTATTGTTACAATGTTGAATGCCGAAACTACTGGCATCGTTACTCTCATCTCCTTAACTAAGGATTATCAGAGTCGTCTGGAAGAAAAATTCCCAATGGTATGTGCAAGCTGTGGTTCTCATGATGTAAGCCGTGCTTCTTCTGTTGCAGAGACTGATGAAAAGACTGGAACTCAGAAACCTGCAACTACTTCGAATGCAGAAGCCAAGTCTACTTCGGAAACCCTCGAAGACTTGTATAAGAAGAAATTCAAGTAATAATCGATAAATATCACTGTTATGACTAAAATCGTAAATAAAGACCAGCCAATGACGCTGTTTGGGGAAAAGACCCCAAGAGCGGTGATTTACAAAAGTGAATCACACAAATTGCACCAAGCTTTCTGTGTAAAAGATGGTGAAACAATTTTGCAAGGTATGCCGGTAGCTCTTGGAGAAGACGGTTTAATTGAACCTTACACTGAATCTACTCAGGTATATATCGGAGTGGCAGTAACCGACAATGTAAATCCTGCTTACCAGGCACAGAACAAATTCCCAGTAGAGGTAACTGTTGCTGTGGAAGGTTACATGATTTGTAACTGGGTATCTAATGCTGCTGACTTAAAAGCAGGATATGTAGTTCCCTCTGGTGACTTACTGAACGGCCGATTTGTAAAAGCAAACCAGTCAACAGATGCTACACCTTTCATTGCCATCACACCTGCAGATGAGGCAAACGAGGTAATTCAAGTACTTATTAAATAAGAGAAGAAGAAACATGGAAAAAGTTGATATTTCAAAATTGAAGAGAGAAGACTTCGCAAAAGAACTTCCTCAAATGGTACAGCAGTTGGATGCTTACCGTCAAGGTTCACAGAACAAAAAACCTGTGGACATCACATTAGGTGAACTTACCACTGGTAAATGGGGTATTACCCAAGATGAATTGTTCGAGAAGTTGGATATCAATCCGAAAATCGACACAATGGAAAACATCTTCACGATGCCTCAGCAAGATGTTCGTTGGATTGTTCCGGAAATCATTCGTTCTGCTATCACTCTTGGTATGCGTCAAGCTCCGTTCTATCCGGAGATTATTGCATCTGACCAGTCAATCAGTGGTCTTAGCGCAATCATGCCGATGATTAACATGTCAGATGCTGCTCCTGCAAAGGTTAATGAAGCAGAAACTATCCCATTGGGAGATGTAAGCTTTGGACAGAAATCAGTAAGTCTCTTCAAAATTGGTAAGGGATTCAAACTTACTGATGAAGTTCGTAACTACGTATCTCTTGATGTATTGGCAATCTACCTTCGTGACTTCGGTGTTCAGCTCGGTTATGCAATGGATACTCTGGCCATGGATGTTGTTATCAATGGTAACAAACCAGATGGTTCAGAATCTGCTCCGGTTATCGGTGTATACGAAACTACGAATGGTATCACTTACAAAGATTTGCTGCATATCTGGGTAAGAGCTGCTCGTATGGGACGTAACTTTACTACTATGATTGGTGGTGAAGACCAAGCAATTGAAATGCTGAACTTGCCGGAATTCAAAGAACGTCATTCTGGTACAACTGAAGCTACACTGAATGTGAAGTCTCCTGTACCTAAGAATGCTAACTTTTACATTCACCCGGGTACACCCGACCAAGGCTTGCTGTTGATTGATACAACTGCTGCCTTGATTAAGCTGACTGCAAAACAGTTGATGCTTGAATCAGAAAGAATCGTATCAAATCAAACTCAGGCAATCTATGCTACTCTGACTACAGGCTTCTCTAAGATGTATCAGGATGCTGCATTGATTCTGTCTGCAGAGAAGAAGTTCACCGAGTTCGGATTCCCTGAATTCATGAACATTGACCCATATCTCTTGGTTAACCTTGAGTAATACTACACCTGGTTTATTTTACAAATAATTCCATTTCTCAATGGGGTAGGTTTTGCGAGGACCTACCCCTAATTTTAAACATCTAAAAACTTAGTAAAATTATGGATAAATATAAAGTAACTGTAGGTGCTAAAGCTTACAGCTTCCATGACCAATCTACAGGTATTACAATTTGTAGAGGAGAAGAAAAAGAATTGAGTGCTCGACAGTACAGAACTAAAAAGATTCAGATGGCTTTGAATTCAGGTCACCTGCGTTTGGTTCTTGATAAGAAAGCTGTCGACAAATACTCCAATGATGACATCGATAAGTTGGAAAAGAAACTGAATGCTCAGTTCGAAAAAGGTATGGAAATCAAAAAGATTGCCAAAGCCTATACTCTCGAAGAAGCAACCCTTATCGCTGCTCGTCACGAAATTGTTGCCGACAAAGGTGATACAGTTGAAACTCTGATTCAGGTTCTGTTGGAAGAGTTCGAAGAATCTAAAAAATAAGATACCATGGACAATCTAGACTTTGTAGCTATTGCGAATGGTCTGGAAGTTTCATTTAGAGTATTAACCAAAGTCCCAGCCAAGGCCATTTTTGACTGGGACTTTGGTGATGATAAGGGGTCCGTTTATGATGTTAAACAACCTACTTATACTTATGAAAAGTCCGGATTCTATACAGTAGCGTTGAACATAACGAACTCCGAAGGACTTAACTTAAATGCAACTAAAACCATAATTGTAAATACCGAGTCCAAAACTACATTAACTGATAGTATATATAACCTAATCAATTATTACATTCCTTCAGAAATCTCAGATGGTATGTCATCAGAAGAGAAAGCAATGTACATAACTAAATGGCAGTTATATATCCAACCGCTAGTAAATCATATTATCCCACTGGATAAATATAATGATGAGTTAATGTATGAAGCTCTAGAAAACCAACTAATTATGGAATTGGCAGCATGGGATTATCTCAATGTTAAGCTCCTTAATTTATTAACAAGTACAGGAGAATACCTAAGTCAACTTACTTCAACCAAAGAACAAGTTGGTGATGGTTCTTCTAAACCGGAACAAGCTCGAGGTGATAGAATCAAACAAATCACAACTGGGCCTACTGAAGTACAGTACTATGATACACTTGCCGATGCAACATCTTCCCTATGGAAAACATTTTCTCAAGCAATGCAACCTGGTGGTATTATAGACGAGTTAAGAAAAAACCTTTGTATGTTAGCTGGACGATTGGAAATCTACTTACCATTCTGTGACCAAGCAAGTCATGTAGTAGTTCCAAGAGTAGTAGACAGAAGAAGACCTGGATTAATAGATGGGCCAAACCCCCGCTTTCCAGTAAAACGTAATGGTAGAACCTTAATTAGAAAACGATGACCAAGACTCCTCATAGATTGGTTAAGAACCGGTCTTGGGATAGATACAAGAAGATTATAAATGATTTCTTGGATGTAGATGCTGGTAGGCAAACTATAACTTGGGCAAAGAATGTAAATCAACTCCTAAGTCATGGAGAAGATGAAATCCCTAAATATTATAATATACCAATCGAGGCATTATGTTATTACAATGCCTTCAGAAACTGGCCTATTAATAAGGCAACAGTAACTGGAGAACTCGATGATGAGAATTTATCAATACTGGTTACTAAATCATATATAGAACAACTGGGACATTTAACTCCAGAAGGCTATTGGGATTTTAACTGGTCTGAAGATAGGTTCGTAATTAATGGTATTACTTATAAACCTTCTGGAGATACACAAGTTGCTCAGGCCAAGGATGAAGCATTAGTCTTCATGGTTATCCTAAAAAGGGACCGAGATACCAAAATACAATTCGTAGAATAAAATTGAAAAGTATATGGCAAAGATGTTAATGTTACGATGGAAACCAATTAATACCGGAAACGGTATTTGGTTTGACAGTAACCTGATTGTCTTGAACGGTACATCTGGAGTACATATTGAAAGTAAGAAAAGTAATTTAGACGTTACTACATTTCAGTCTATGACTGGAGGTAAGTTCGTTACTTGCTTTCAAGATTACTTTGGAGAAGTTTGGGATAAGATAATACCTCATCCGGGTATTGGCCAGGTGATAAAATTCCGTATCAATCAACTTCCAGATTATGCAATAATCAGGGGTGATATTGAAGACGGGGGAGACCCAGACCCAGAACATCCAGATATTCCAATGAATGCCTTCTGTGGAAAAGAAGGAGAACCATTCAGAGATAAGAATTCTGACTTCTTCTGTGGTAAGCAAGTAATCAATCCTTAAAATAATAACAATATGTACGTAAGTAAGTATTACACAAATGAAGAAATTGACCAAAGACTTTTACAAGGTTATTTTGATGACTTCGTAAAGGCCGGGTTTGCTGGAACTATTAATGAGTTCTGGGCATTCGTTCTTTCTATTGCCAATAAGGTAGATAAGAGAGAAGGATACGACTTATCTAAAAATGACTTCACGGATAAACTCAAAGAGAAACTGGAAGGCATTGAAGAAAGAGCAAACTACATCACTAAGCTTTCTCAGTTGGAGAATGATACTAAGTTCCAAACTGAAGAACAGGTAAGACAAGCTATCAGTGATTTGATTGATGGTGCCGATGATGCACTTGATACATTAAAGGAATTGGCAGAAGCATTGGGAAATGACCCCAACTTTGCTACTACAATTACCAACAAATTAACGGATTTACGTAATGCACTGACAGATGAAGTTAACCGAGCTAAGGAGGAGGAAGGGAAACTGAGTACCCAAATTAGTGAGGTTAACTCTAATTTCATTAAGGCAGTGGATTTACTTAATGATAAAATCGACACTGCAGTTACTAACCTTATCAATAAGATAGATAAGATAGAAGCAAAAGTCGATAAGAATACTGCTGACATTGCAGACCTCAGAAATGAAACTACTGGTTCATTGGCAGAAGCTAAGGCATATGCTAAAGACTTGGTAGATAAAGAAGCTGAGCTTCGTAAAACGGCTGACGATGCTTTATCAGAAAGTATTCACCAACTGAATACATTGCATATCAATGATAAGGCAGAGCTCAAACAAGACATTGCTGCAGAAGCCCAATTGAGAGCAAATGCAGATGCAAACATTCAGTTGAAACTCACTGAAGAAATCACTAATCGTCAAACTGGTGATGCTGCCTTAGAAAGTAAACTTTCTGATGAGGTAGTAAATCGTAAAGCTGCCGATGAAACTCTTCAGAATTCAATTACCAAAGAGGTAGCTGACCGTACCAATGCAGATAATACCCTCCAGGTAAACATTGATAAAGAGGCTCAAGCTCGGGAATCTGCAGACCAGGTTCTTCAGACTAATATTAATTCTGAAGCTGCAACTCGTACTGCTCAGGACCAAATCCTTGACCAGAAGATAACTGCCCTAAGTGAAAAGACTGATGGTGATAAGTCCGATGTACTTGCTGCAATTGAAGCAGAGAAGGAAGCTCGTATTGCTGCAGATGCTGACCTTAATTCCAAGAAGGTAGATAAAAGAGAAGGTTATTCTTTAACTAAGAATGACTTTACAGATCTCTTGCTTGCCAAACTGAATGGAATCGAGGAACATGCTAATTACATTACCTTGGTATCACAATTGGCAAATGATGCCGGTTATCAAACTGAAGCAGAAGTAGAGGCAGCAATTGAAAAGATTATTGGTTCTGCACCAGAAGTACTTGATACTCTGGAAGAGATTGCTAGGGCATTAGGTGATGACCCTAATTTTGCTTCAACTATCACCAAGAAGTTGGCAGCAATTACAGAAAAGGTAAACCAAGAGATTGAAGACCGGGAAGCTGCTGATGTAGCCCTCCAGGCAAATATAACTGATGAAGAAACCGCAAGAACAGAAGCAGATGCTGCTCTTAAGGAAGAACTTAAAGAGTATGTAGATAACTCGGCTGCTACTGGAGACACTGCTCTTCAAGTAGTTAAAGATAACCTGGCAAAAGAAATCCAAGACCGTAAAGATGCTGATGCTATCTTGCAGGCAAATATCGACAAAGAAACTGTTGATAGAAAGGAAGCAGATAAAACCCATACCGATAACATTGCTGCTCTTACTCAGAGAGTTTCGGATTTGGCTTTATCAATGCAGGATGCTATCAATACAGTTAAGAACGAATTGACTGCTCAGGTAAATGCTAATACCACGGCTATTGCTACTAACCAAGCAAATATCACAAAGAACTCTGAGGCAATCACTGCCATGAATAAAACCATTGCCGATAACTACAAAGAAGTTAAGGATATGGTTAATGAGGAAATTGTAGACCGTACTAATGGCGACAGTAATCTGAGTTCTCGTATTGATACTACCAACATTGCTTTGGGTACAGAAACAGCTGAACGTAAGGCAGCAGACCAAATCCTTCAAGTAAACCTGGATAAGGAAATTGGAGACCGTAAGTCTGCAGATACTGCATTGGAAACTGCTATAGACGGCAAGATTCAAACTTTAACGGTTGAAGTTGGTGGGCAATTAACTATCCTTACTAATAAGATTAATGGAGAGATAGATGAAAGGAGAGGTGCTGATACTTTATTAGAAGAGAAGATTAATTCCCTAAAGAAAGAATCTAATGAAAAGGTAGATGAACTTAAAACAAAGGTAGAGGCTAATACGGTAGCAATCAATACTGAGAAAGACCGAGCAACCGCTAGAGAGAATGCTATACAGGCCAATTTGGATACTGCAATAGCAAATCATAAAGACGAAGTAAATGGTTTATCTAAGGATATCTCGGATGAAGCTAATGTTCGTTTAGCAGGTGATACTGCTCTTCAGGTAAATATCGATAAAGAAGTTACAGACCGTACCAATGCAGATACCTTATTAGATAATAAGATTGCCCAGGAAATCTCAGACCGTACAACTGCTATCCAGGGTCTTGAATCTAAGAAGGTAGACAAGGTAGATGGCAAAGTACTTTCTTCAAATGACTTTACTGATGTTCTTTTGAACAAATTGAACGGCATTGAAGAACATGCTAACTATATCACTAAAGTTTCTGAACTTCTGAATGATTCAGGATTCCAAACAGAAGCTGAGGTAGAAGCTGCAATTCAGAAAATCATTGGTTCTGCTCCAGGTGTACTGGATACACTTGAGGAAATTGCCAAAGCCCTTGGTGATGACCCCAACTTTGCAACAACTATGACTCAGAAGTTAAATGAGTTAACTACGAAGATTGAGACAGAAACTGAAAAACGAGTTGAAGGTGATGCTGCTTTAGATGCTAAGCTTACTACTCTGAGTACAACTCTGACTAAGACAGTAGAGGATTTAAGAACTTATGTTACTGAAACTCGTACTGAATTGTTGGCAAGAGCAAATAATCAAGATGCTCTTATTACTCAGAATGCTGCCAATATCCAAAGAAACTTGGAATTGATTCAAGGTATTCAGAATAACATTTCTGGTTCTTACTTGGAAGTTAAGGCTTTACTTGAAACCGAGATTGCTGCTCGTAAGGCAGAAGATATTCGGTTAGAAGGTAAAATCGACCAGAATACTGCAGACTTGGGAACAGAAAGAGAAGAAAGAAAGGCTGCTGATAAGGCTCTTCAAGATGCTCTAGATGCAGAAGAAGCTGCAAGAACTGCTGCTGATACTGCCCTGGGAGTTCGTATTGATACCGAAATTGCAGAACGTAAGTCTGCCGATAAAACATTGCAGGATAATATCACTGCAGAGGCAACTACCCGAGCAGAAGCTGATACTGCTTTAGGAGCTCGTATTGATAAAGAAGTTACAGACAGGAAATCTGCAGACACGGCTTTGGGTACTCGTATCGATAACGAAGAAGATGCAAGGGAAGCAGCTGATACTACTCTGCAAGAAAATATCACTGCTGAAGAGACTGCCCGTACTGAAGCTGATACTACTTTGCAAGAAAATATCGATGCCACCAATGCTCATACTATCAATACTCATCGTTTGGATTCTAATCCTATACTTAATGGTACTGATATCAAACTCGATGGCTATGTAAAGGCAACCGGTACTACTCCTGCAGATTTGGATGTAAAGGTAACAGATACTACTTCGGCAGCCTTTGGTAAAGTACAAAAACGTATCGAAGTAGATAAGGCAGATGCTGATTCTAAATTCAATAAGGTAAAAGCTGCAGTAGGTCTTACCAATGATTTGGGAATGCCAGCTCTTACTGATACGAATTATATGGGAGGTTCAGTTGATGTAGTTGATTCTTTGAAAAAACTTGATGCTCAATTAGAACCAATTATTATCCCGGCAGCAGCATTCAATATATCTGCTTCGGCAACCTCAGAAGAGATTGCAGCAGTATTTACTGATGAATTGCTTAATGAGATTGCAAATAACACTACACACCGTCCTTATATATTGGTAGATACCGGCAACAATTTCTATCAACAATTTAGATTGAGTTTACAACTTAGTGGTCCTACTACTGGTGCCATTACTTTGAGATTCATGTATGAATTGGCAGGTATGGAGTTTTACAGAGAGTTCAAGAGAACTGCTCAAGGTGCTTGGTCTATTTCTACAGTAAGAGCTGGTAAAATTCTTATCGAAGGAGATGTAGTAAATAACTTAACTGCAGGTGGAACTAAGGTACCATTAAGTGCAGAACAAGGTAAAGCTTTGAAGGCTTTGATTGATGGTCTTGGAACTGATACTTCAGAACTGGAAACAGAACTCAAAGAATTAATCCAAACTACAAAGACCACTTTAGAAGCTTCAATAGCTACCGAGGTTCAGAATCGAAAAGATGCCGATACTGCCTTAGACACCAAGTTAACTACGGCTATCAATAAAGAAGTTCAGGATAGAATTGCTGCTGATACTGCATTGGGTACTCGAATTGATAATGAGGTAACTGCAAGAACAGAAGCAGATGCTGCCTTGAAAACTGAATTAACCGAGGACATACAAGGAGTTCAGGATGCCCTAGATGCCTTCATTGCAACTAAGGCACAAGCTAGTGGATTAGCTTCTCTGGATGAAAATGGTAAAGTACCTTCTGAACAATTACCCTCATATGTAGATGATGTAATCGATGTATATGCAACATACGATAAGTCTCCTACTGGAGATCTTTCTAATATCTCTCTCTTTGCAGATGCCGACCATAATACACCAATAACGGGAGAGGCAGGAAAGATTTATCAGAATGTAACTACGGGAGAACCCGGTTATCAATTCAGATGGACTGGTACTACTTGGTCTCTGATTGTTTCTGGTGGAGTAGTAATTGGAGAGATTACTGGTACTGCTTATGATGGAGCTAAGGGTAAGACTACTACAGACAATCTTAATGCTCTTATGGCTTTTAATCCTATACGATTAATCTCAATTGTTACAGATGCCTCTAAAGCTGCCATAAATTATGAAAGGGCAGATGGTACTGGTATCCAAGGATTACAAATTCCTACTGCATCATCTGCTAAAGCTGGTGTTATGGCTGCTGCAGATAAGGTTAAGCTTGATACTACTTTACCAAAACAAATCTCAGATGAGGTTACAGCAAGAACTGAGGCTATTAATGCTTTGCAAGGAGAATTGGCTGATGATATTGCTCAAGAGGTAGTAGATAGAAATTCTGCAATAGCTGCTGCTAAAACAGAACTCACTACTGCTATCAATAAAGAGGTATCCGACAGAAAAGCTGCAGATACTCAAGTAAGAACTGACCTTGAAGCTGCAGTTGAATTAGTTGCTGAAGACTTAAGAGGTGCAGATACTACTCTCCAGAATAATATCACTAAAGAAGTCAATGACAGAAAAGGTGAGATTACAAGAGTAGAGAAGTTAATTTCAGATGAAGCTGCAACAAGAGCTCAAGCAGATACTACTGTGAATGCCAAAGTAGATTCCCATATTGGTAATAAATCTAATCCTCATGGAGTAACTAAAGCTCAAGTGGGATTGGGTAATGTTAACAATACATCAGATGCAGATAAACCAGTATCTACTGCTCAAGCTACGGCTATTGCAGATGCCAAGGCTGCAGGTACCAATGCTCAAACCAATCTTACTACTCACATGCAGAACATGAGTAATCCTCATGGAGTAACAAGAGACCAGTTGGGATTGGGTACTACTGCTGAGATTATCTTTAAGAAGGTATCTGCTCCTTCTGGTTTATGGAAAGAATCTGACGAAAGACTTAAGACTTTCATTAAACCATTGGAACATACTCTCGATGAAATCTGCTCTATACCTACGGATTCATTTATGATTCGTGGTAATCACGATATAGGTACAATTGCTCAGACAATCGAAAAATATTTCCCAGAATTAGTTTCTGAGAATACGGTTAAACCTGAAACAGTTCCTAATCCAGAAGCCTTCGAAAAGGTAGAAAAGGATGGAGAAACCTATATCCTGGTTAAAGAGGTAGATTATTCTAAGATGTCAGTATTGGCAATCGAAGGTATTAAACTTCTGAAAGCCGAGATTGATGAATTAAGAGAAAAACTTTTGTTCACAAACTTAGATTAATATGGGTGAGATAGCAACATGGAGTGCTGTCAAAACTAAAGTAGGCCTTGGTAAGGATTCAAACGAATGCCCTACCAAGGCTGAATTGTTGGCACTCTCTCCTACAGGAACGGGAGAAAATTACGTTGGCTTGGAAATATCCAATGCCAGTTCCTATGGAAACAATGAAACCGTACAACTTTCTGATATTCATAAGGTAACCTATAGATATGCTTTTACTGTAGTAGACACAGTTTTAAACTTCCCAGCTTTGGGAGGGTATCCTACTCCTCGGTGGTTTGGTTTAGGTACTACTAAACAAAAACAGATAGATGGAGTAGCTATCGGAGATACTATTTCTGTGGGTTATACCCAATCTGCTTATCCGGACTGGATTGTTTATGATGAAGGTTGTAAAGCTTCAGAAAATACAACTCTAAATCAACGTTCTGCAAGTTTAACCTTTACTCAGAATGAGTCAGGTAAACAGATAACAGTTCAATTTACTCAGGATGCAGGAGTTGAAACTTGGGAGTATACCTTTTCAGTTCAGAATCCAAATCTAAATTATACAGCTTTAGGAGGTTCTGCAACTCCCGCAATAGCAGGGTATAATTCATTTAAGCAAAGGTATATAAATGGTAAACCTGTGGGTACTAGTGTAGATGTAGGTTTTTCATCTCCTGACTTACCCTCTTGGATATTTATGGATGACGAGAATCACTATACTGCTTTAGAGAATAAATCAGAAAACTCCCGTTCTCAAGTATTTACTAGTACTCAAAATGAATCTGGTAAAAAAGTTACAGTAACATTTGCTCAATTAGCAGGTGTAAAAACTTATGGTACACCTACTGTATATTTAGGAAGCATTGCAGATATCCCTGCATCAGGAGGGACTGCAGTTACACCTACTTATACTTATTCTCAACTTTGGGGATGGAATGGTAAAACCAATGATGGTGGTACTATAAGTTCTGGAGCTTCAGTAGTATGGTCCGAAAATATCTCAGGTTCTAATCTTGGTACAACTGCAAAGGCAAGAACTAAGTTGGGAAGCCGTACATTAACCGTTACTCTTAATGGTAAATCTGGTAGTGCCTCAATCGATATATATCAGGCAGAGAATAAGATTACCAATACAAGTCAAGGTACATGGGTAGTTTCCATTTCTGCAAACCCAAGTACCTTTACCGAACAAGGTGGTACATCACAAATCTCTGCAAGTGCAAGGGCAAGTAGAACTAACCATTGGTCTTCAGGTGCAACTAATGCAGCATCCGATGCTACTGGTACTCCAACGTTAAGTATACCTACTGCAGTAACCGGATTCAGTTTATCAGGTACTACTTTGACTGTTGCAGAAAACACAACTGCAAATCAAAGAAGCGTAGTAGTAAGGGCAACTATGGATACCGTTTATAAAGAAGTTACGGTAACTCAAAGTGCATATCTAGTAGAATGGAGATATACATTAACTACTTCTACTCCAACGTTAAACTTTGATGCCTTAGGTACAACCAAATCTGGGACAATTAGTAGTTATCGTGAAAAATATATTAATGGTTCTTTAGTAGAAGGTTCACCTGAAGGTGTTAATATCCAAGTTAAATCTATGTCTGCCGAGATACAAAGGGCTACTGCTGCTGTTGCTATTACAATGAAAGAGAATACTACAACTCAAACTAGAACTGGTACAGTAGTATATGAGCAAGTGGGTTCAGGTAAAACCCTAACCATTACTTGTAATCAGGCTGCAGGTACTGTATCTACAAGGGACGTACTTGAGGTAGTAGATAATTTTGGTGATTCACCTGCTGTAGGAGGAAGTATTTTTGGTTTGGTTAAGTCGGGATATTATGATGTAATTAATGGTAAGGATTCTACTTGGCATAATGTTACACCAACTCTAAAATCCAAATCTTCATACATTACCGATGTAGAAATTACCAAAGCTTCTGGAGATGGTTATAATATAGGAATTACTCTGTCTGAAAATACTTCTGAATCTTCTCGTAGAGCAAGTCTTACTTTAATCTATGGTAGCAAGGAAGTAGATATGGCAACTACTCAAGCAGGTGCTAGTGTTAGTTATAATTATTACTTTGGAGTAACTACGGACTTTCCTTCTGTAGCTGCTGCAGGAGCAACTCCTAAGGCAGTAATTAAATCTAGAAGACATAAAGTTGTGAATGGGGTAGAAGAGTCTTCCTATAATTTGGTAGAAACTTCAGTAATAAGTAAACCTAATTGGACTGGTACCTTATCTGCTAAGGTATCAAGTACTACTGGTTCAGGAGCAGATTATGATGTTACTATACCAGTATATGAAAATACTGAAGCTAGTATACGAAGAGGTACAGTAGTATTACAACAGGGAGGTTCTGGTAAACAGCTTACTTTGAACCTTAATCAATTAGCTGCAAGTATTACT